AAGTTATTTTATAAATGTTATTTTGTTAATAATCTCGTTCAAATTCGCTGTGGGGAATGTAATGTATTTCATAATTGCTATTAAAACGTTTTATTTGCGATTAGGAAAGAAGCAATTTTTTTAGCTATTTCCTTGAATCCTTTTTTAGGGTGTGTACCATCACTATCATTAAAGTATTGGCTGAAATTATACTTATTCCACCCCAACGTATTATACATATCACAGCATGGGATATGGTTAAGTCTTACTTCATTTTCAATAGCTTCACTAAAATCTTTAAGTGTCCCATTTTTCAATGAGTCAGAGGTGTTAGGCTCATTGCTTCCTGATTGTGGAAGATATGGTTGTTCAGTGCTACCCATCCTATCACTCCAATACCTATCATCCCATTCGGAAATAGAGTAAGACGAATATCGAACAATAGGGGTGAACCAATAGATTTTCACATGAGGGTATGTCGATGATAACAATCTTATAATTTCATTGACAGCTCCTAAAGTCTTACCAATATCCGTACTTCCACTCTCACCTAAAGTCGCAGAATATGAAGGCCAGTCATTTGTTCCTGCAAAAACTGTGACTGCATCAACAGAATCCCAATCTACGGACTTCAATATTTGAACTATTGCAGTATTATCGTCTGACGTATTGTTTTTTAAATATTCTGCTGCATTTTCCTGAATTGTAAAATCTCCCGAACAAGCAGCCTTAACCAGATTTATGATATCTAATGCAGCATAAGCCTGATTTGAACTGGTAGGAATTTCTACAGGATTAGTCCTTTGCCGAATCTGTGTGCCACCAATTCCTACATTGTACACTTTACATTGATATATATCCTGCATATAATCACTATACCTTAATTTATATGCATCCGCCATCTCCGTAATACTATCCCCAAAACACAATATCGTCTTACCGTAAAGATTATCATCTCTATTTTCTATCGTTGAAATCCGGGTTTCTAAAGAAGATATTTTATCTTTTTTTGACAACTTTGATGTTACTTCTGATCTATTCAAAGAAGAGGTGTTTATTTCCGTATTAGGTTGCAAATATTGATCTGTTATAGAGTCCCAATTAACTATGACATGAAGGAGGAATTTACCCGAAACGCCACTTGCTGAAGCAGCGTATATTTGTAGTTCTTCCATTCCTGATTTGGGACCATCACTATAAGTTTTAGAAAAATACGTCTTACCGGAAGCATCATCAAAGCGTACTACTGTTTTATAATTTCCGGAAGAGTTACCTAGATAAGTACAATATAGTTTGTCTGGCAGAGAAATACTTTCATCCAGAACTTCCAACCACAAAGAAGTTACAGCTAATAGAAATATTTTATCATTATCATTTTTCTCAATCACACCTGATGTAGGATTGCTATAATAATATAAATTTTCGTTATTTCGGTCAATAGTTTTCGCAATGACTCCCCATTTTTGCTCGGAGTCTTTTGCTATGTCAAATATCTTTTCCATATCATTCGTTTTTAATTAATGTTTCATTTGAAATTAAAGTTGAGTTGCTTAACATTGTCAAGTAACTGGAGATAACAAGGTTTATCTTTTGAGGGGATTTGACTATCTTTCCCGTAATCTCGTAAACGCCATTGTCACCGGATATGGATATATCACTGATAGCATTGCACGATACCTCCATTAGCTTATCAGAGGTATTTGGCAACGTTACAGTGATGGTAACCATGCTATCTACAGAGATATATTCTCCGGGATTAACAGAATAGGTTATGGAAGAATAAGGTAGATTACTCTTCACTATCGGTCTAAACTCCACCATATCCGGATACAGCGTACCCAGCTTATGCTTCTTCAACTGGCGCTCTATCAAGAACTCGGACATACTATATGGGAAGGACATGAGAGAGTAGATAGCTCCGTTGAAGAAACGGCTATCATTATCTCGTATCGTGCCTAACCACATATCAGTTCCATCTTCTGCTGCACCTGCTGTTATAGATTGCCCGCAATAAGAGTATTTAGATAAATAAGATATACTTCTAGTAGAAATAAAATTTAGACCAGAAGTAGCTTGACCAAAACTATAAACACTATTTCCGGCAGTTTCCACAAATGCCCCCGGATTATTCTTTGACAATATAGCTCCAATATTAGCAAATATTTCTCTATCGGTTACTACCGTATAATCCTTGTAAATCGGCATCCCTGTCACCTTACCGAAGTCATTTACTCCGTCAAGCCAGAGAGCACCTGCGTGGGAAGGGATTTGGGTGATGGTTATATCACAAGAAGCATTATAAACGTTCTCTCCACCAAAACGTATATCTATACTTGTAGTATCATCGGGTGGAGTCATAGTGTATATACCATCTTCCTTTATTGAATGAAAATCAACAGTGTTTGCTCTATTTACTCTAATCTCTATTGACAAGCCATAACTCTTATAAAGATCTGTTATTCCTTTAAAGTTAGCCGAATAAGTACCATTGATAGAATCATAATAAACAATACGAGCGTATTTATTCCCTTGTGTAACATTAACCTTCCAGTTAGGATAATTATACTTACCTATACCACTATCCCCGTCCCAAGCTAGATTGTTCAACTGAATATACCTACCGTTACCGGAAAAGTCAATCAGCTTATCGCCAAACTCTGCGTGGTTCTCGTTGGTGATTCCCTGCTTGATAGTATTACACAGTATATCAGGTTTAAGAGTTCTATCCAAGTTGAAGTAGGCGATTACCTGATGAATCCAGTCTACAGGCACGTTTTCTTTATTAAAAACAAAAGTACCATAATACGCATAACTGCTGTCTTCAAGCCCGATGGCTAACTTCGAATCAAAGGTAGTATATTGAACAGCTTGCAGCTTCTCTTTGTCTCCAAGCTCCACGATCTTTTCACCACTACTGCTAGTCCCTGCCATAAAGGTTTGACCGGAATAATCGCTTACTTGGATTCCGCCATCTCCTATGATATTATACTTTCCTGTGCCTGATATGTGGGTTATTAAACTCACCACCGTAATCTCATTACTTCCTCCCAGCATCTCCTGTACGGTTTTGGTGGAAGTAATCATATCATTCACTCCGTCGGTGACGAATGCGCCCTCGAAAGAGGGGATTTGCTCGATAGTTATATTACAATCTCCTTTATAACCAAATATCGCAAATCTAAAATTAGTAGCAAAAACTCCTTCATGCGCAGAAGAAGAAGGTAAATCATAAGTACCATCAGAATAATATGTTTTTCTTACATATTGGTCTGAATCATCTAAATAAGTAAAGGTTAGTCTAGCACCAACTTCATCCAATCCTCGTACTCGTATTTTTACAGAATCAATAGCTGGTAGACTTTTCCCCCAACTATAAACTACATTTCCATCAGATTCTTGTTTAATCTTACTGATTTTAATAAATTTATAATCAGTTGTAAGCACTGATTGGTCTGTCCTATCTAAAGAATTAAAGTCAACTTCATACTTCCCAAACCCGCTATTAAGCTTGAAAGCTGCGTTACTAATCACAAACGGATTGTCAGGGTCCACCAAGTTCTTGACAACAGCCCTGTCCGGGTCGTCGTTGCTTTTACCGTAGCAGATGCAGACGGCTTTCAGGGAGGCTAAGACTTCTGGGTCGATGTAAGAACGGTCGGAACCGGAAGAAGAGCCACGGGAGGGCGAACCGATCCGGTTTAATCCGATCCGGTTAAGCCCCACTACATTTAAAGACACCCTGTTAAGCTTCATTGCCGGATTCGGTTACTGTTCCACTTAATACTTCGCTGTCACTTTCAACACGAATTGTCTTTGGATAGACTAATGCCGAAAAATCACAGTCTATGGTTGTCCCCGCATTGTACGCAAGACTTCCAGGCAAAACAACGAGTTCAAAATTCCCCTCACTTGTCGTCCGTTGAAGAATATTCACCCGACCGTAGTTGTTGCGTTCCAAATGAATATTGAAATCAGAATTTACCTGAAATTCCGCATACCATACGCTACTGTTCTTTTTGAACTCCAAATTTATTGTTGCCATGATTGTTCCTCCTATTGATTAAAGTTTATAATAAATCCCATCCGGCTTCTATGTCAGCCATAACAGCCGGAATTCCATTCTCAACACGTGAGATGGCGGCAGCAAAAGCGCACATAGTCGCCTTATCGTTGATGTCCGGAACGTATGTGTTCGGGACTTGCATTTCGCTACATACACGGCTGATATATCCGGCTGTATTGTTTTCGTTCTCCGGTGCCCACCGGTGGACAAAATCTGCCACCGTCTGACAGCCGTGTCTTTTACGGTAGTTTTGCAAGGTTCGGATAAGGGCACGGTAACCCCATTTCATTTCCGTAAACTGGAAGAACGATTTGTCCTCCTGCTTTTCTCTCAATCCCTGCCATTTATCTTTTGTGATCCGGATGTTACCCGGATTATTGTTTCTCAAACCTCTTGGTAAACTCATGTTTATTTCCTCCTATAATATCAATGTTAATATTCCCAACGCCAGACCCACGCAATCACAGATGATGTCTTTAATTGAGAACTCTGTTTTCTTGAAATACTTGTCGTACACTTCCTTCAGGACGAAGATCACGACGGTTATAATGATTGCTGACCACAGTGGCGTATATTTTGATAGCCACATAACTAAGTTCTGGCATACTATAATATGTGCCATGCCGTCTATTCCGATCTTGGATAGAAGCTTGCTGGCTAATGCGCTGATTTTATTTATGTGATTCATCACCCTTTACTTCTTTATTGTTGTTAAGCCTATCAACCAAACTATTAAACTTCCCATTAACATAAATCCCAATCCCAAATATACTGCCAGCATATATCAGACATTGAGCAAAAAACCACAATACACTGTCATGAATCTGACCTAACGGCTCTACAACAAAACCTGCAACGGATAATCCGACTCCAGCAAACAACATTCCCACTGCGGTCCATACTTGTATATCTTCTTTTGTATTCTTTTTCATACTAAACAGGTTAGATAAACGGTTAACAACGAAATTACCTCAATCCAGAACATAGGCTTTCTCTTTATGAAGTCAGAGATGAAATTGCCTGTCCAGTGCTTCTTCATGGAGATAACCATGTACGCAATGAATCCAACCCATAACAGTAACCAACACCAAGAATTGCAACCTACCCATATCTGGGAGAAGATCAAAGACATGGCAGCGCCGATACAGTGAGGAACTTTTTGTTCTGTTCGAAAATTAGGAGATACCCCCAATACAATCATCCCGACAACCGAAAGGAATACAAGAAACTGGCTGTTTTCCGTACTTGCTTCAAATGCTGCCGGAAGAAGCAATGCACCGGAGCCGATCATGCACAAACCGAACCAAAACTTATGCGTCAGGGCATAGTAGGTGTCACTGATAGAGTAAGGAATTTCCTCCATCTTTTTAATCATTGCAAAGACGTAGCCGGCAATGAGGATGAACGACATTAATACTAGTAGAATCATAGCTTTATCTGTTTATAGTTTATAATACAAAATTGAGTTTCTCCGGATAACCGGTTTTATAATTATAGTAATTAACCTCTTCTTTGCTAAGCAAATTTTTCACGGCTGCAATATGAGCCTGTGTAGTATTGTAGCAATCAAGAGCGTATAATTCTAATTGGTCAAGCATATTTAAAGCGTCATTTACGGGAATTACATACTTCTCCGCATTGTACCACAAAGTAGTATATACCCGGCCCGCTTCTTTTTCTATGTTTATTGAGTTGACTAATCCTACACGGGTGTCTTTATCCAGCCATATTTGTTTTCCGTCCAGCGTCAAGGAGTTTACAGCATCCGACTTGTCGTAAGCGTTGATCTCTGCGATCTTTATCTCTTTCAATTCATCAATGGTGTACTCATGCTCAACCAATACCGGGTAACCGCTTTCGTTCTCCTTGATTTCTTTTCCGGATGATTGACCGTCAAGCAATTCCTGCCAGTACTCCACCGATATTTCTACTGCTCCTTCTTGTGGTTTATCATAGAAACCATTTTTCCAATATATTTTTCCCATAATATTACCTCCTTATTTCCATCTACCAATTGCAAACCATGTAAAATTCCAGCTAGTCCAAACAATAGCCGGAGTTGAATTTATTCCACGGGTGAGAACTCTACAATATGATGTATATTTACCATTAAGGTCATACCCCGGAGCATATATAAAAGATTCACCTGTATTATTTACTGCTCCAGTGAAATAAATGTTATAATCAGTATTATAGAAACTGGTAGGAAAATACAGATTAATTGCCCCCCCGGTTGCTCCGACTCTTGTCCCCCACTGTATCAAAAGCCCATTATTGAACTTGGCATAACCGTTTGCTCCCAAAGAAACCGTCATAGCGTTGGAGAGGTCTGCTTTAGCCAAGTTGGGTATCATTGCCAATAGTTCTTCAATCCTAGCTCCCGAATATTGACTGTTATAATCACTCATAGAACTTACTCTTTATAACGTTAAACGTACTGCCGTCAGACAGTATAAACCGTCCTTCGGTCACTGCAAATGCCTGTCTTTTCCCTTCTTGAGATACCGTAGTAGAAACGGAAACTGGATTATTGCCCTTAGTAGTCGAGAACACGACAGTTTGTTGCCTGTCCAATCCTTCATTGGCAACATCGCTCATTACGCTTGCGGCTCCATTAGGGCCGGGCGTAATGACAATGTTTCCTTCTTCTTCCTTCCAAGGTACAAGTATATCCATTATGCGGCAGTCCAAGAAGTGTTAGACGTAACAGCAACGGAAACAGCTGAACCGTTTTGAGGAATTGTAATTTCTGTTGGGGAAACGGATAGTTTTGCGTCTCCTGCTGCCTGTTTGATTGCAATCTGTACAGCCTGACCACCGTTTGCGGTTACTTTTAATGTTCTTACAACTTCTTCAATAGTTTCATTTGCTGGGAATTCAAGTTCTATGGAGAATGGGAACTCTGCTGTAGCACCTGGGTCACCTGTGATGCTAGCCGCATTATCTGTCTGTGTCCCATTCGCACTATATTTCGCTGGAATGGGAACATCTGATACGCTACCCGCCCATGCAAAGGTCAGCTTTTGAGAATTAGTCTTACCTTCAACTGTGACAGTCCCGGCAGCTTTGGGCGCAGACATTTCCGCTCCGTTATCAAAAGATGCAAACTCGGATTTAGGAGTTTGAGTTACTTTATAAGTTGCAGGAGTAGATACTCCGACACCCGTTATTGTCACCGTACCGGTTCTAGCTGTACGACCTGTATGAGCACTTGCACTGTTTGCAATTGTCCCATTTCCGCTTCCAGTTGAAGGGTTTAAATTTAACCAACTAGGCTTTGCCATAATTCAAATCATTAAGTAATTAAACAATAAAATTTTATTCTTTTGTTGCTGTGGTCCATACCACATTTGACAATACATCTACGTTATCTTCAAAGTTATTGGAGGGCATCAACCAGATGTAATCAGGCTCTACTCTCAAATAAGCATCTTTGCCAACGTCACAGACAATCCCTACCGACACTTTAATTGAACGGCTGGGATTTACAGAGACATTTATCCCAGACAAAGGAGATGTGCCCACCTTTATTCCTTTCGAGGCTTCTATGTTAACCCGTATGCATCCCATATTATACAATTCTTATTCCGGTTGCCGACTTGTCTACCTCCGGTCTTATTCCTCCTTCATAATCAGTGTCAGGAAGATAAGCCGTGGTTTCTATCCAAATTTCTCCCCTCCCTATGATGTTGGTATCAAGGAAACAAGTATAGCTGTTCTTATCATTACGTACCATTTCCGACTTCTTGATCGTCTGGGAATTGAGAGTTACAGAGAACTTGCATTCGAAATCTATGTCATCCATTGTCAAGCCCGAAGGTAGTTCAATAGATACTGCTAATTTTATGATCGTTCCTTTTGCTACCATTGTTTTCAACTTATTTATTCTTCTTGTGATAGAGCATTGCTGACAGCTATTCGATCAATGACACGAGTAAATAACTGCGTATACTTTTTTAGAGATTTAGCTTGTTCAGGGGATATATCAACTTCTCCTTTCCGGTATATATCTTGAGCAAGATTAAATTCTCCAAGATCACCTGTATTTTGATAAATCGCATTTCCGAATGCTTTAGATACATCGACGGTACTCTTGTTCCCTTCGAGATCGGTTAATTCTATTTTTCGAAAGTCTATTTTCATAATTATTATTGATATCTATAGCTAACTATATAATAATGTGAGGAGCAATATCTAAGCAAAAGGGTATTTCCTCTTCCCAAAGAAATTGCTCCATTTGAATCCAACTCTGGGCTAAGGACTTCTCCTGCATTGTTTAACAGTCTACCATCAGATGAACCTTTTAAGGTAATCCGATGAGCTGTGGTTGGGTTCCATGTAATGACAATACTTAAGAGAAAAGAGACATCATTATTTATTCCTAAATTTCTTTTTCCTGGTAAAACCATTCCTAAGTTAACAACAGACTGACCATTAAACACAAAATTATGAGTCCTTTTTATAAAAGTGGTAAGCACATCTGTATAGGCTTGCCCTATATATCCATCTTCGAATATTGCACGTTGTCCTATGCCGTATATGTTACCATCGTATTGGATTGCTGTTTGCTGTGACCAGCCTAAATCGTCTACAGCCGGACGGAATTTTGCATAAACGGCAGTACCGGAATCTACTTCCGAGCTTGTAAAATCAAATCTTCCTAAGCATGACATTCCCGAAGAAAGTGGAAACACATTAGTTCCAATCCCAGCCCATGATTTTTCATCTGAAAATTTAATGAAATCTTTGTATAGGGATAATCCTTCATAAGCATTGTTATGATTGGGATCATCAACACCGATATGTGTATCAGATATTTTAAACCCGGCAATTGTTCCCTCTACGGCTGCTAGTTTCTTTACGGTCAAATTATCAACATCAATAAACTCCGTCTTTATCTTGCCGGCTTCTATGAAAGTCTTTCCGCCTACGTTTATTCCACCGGTTTCTGGAAGAGATATTTTACCGTCAGATGTTAGCTCGACACCTGTAACATTATGCTTAATAGAGCCTTCAGTCATTATCCAGCCCTTCGTTTTATCTAAGTTTCCAACAAATATTCCGGAAGAACCGAGAACATCAATTGTCGCATTCTGCGCAAGAAGGACGTTTGTTGCCACGTTCACAAATTCGCTGAACTCTTCCCACTTTGTTGAGTCAAAAGAAGTTGTAGACGTATGCGTGATCTTACAAAGTTTGTTCTGACCGTCATAGATTACTGTATCTATGAATGTCTCATTGTTATAATACTCGGTATTGGCTTTCCATACTCCACGGGGACGGAGCATTGCACCGGGTAACCCTGTTTTTCCTTGGCTTCCAGTGATGCAAGCCGGATCGCTTTCCCATGTCGAACCATTCGTATAAGTTACCTTTGTTTTAGTCCATAGGTACTTACCATCCTCCCATTTGGGAGACGTTGTAGACCACGCTCCGCCTTCTAATGATGAAGAAGAGGTTGACAGGTAAAACAAAACATCAACAGCACTTATCCCTACGCCATCGTTTCCGCTTGGTCCCTTTCCACCTGTTACACATACCGGATCTGTCTCTGTATATGTATTGTTAGTGTAGGTGATAACTACACGTGTCCAGATGTATTTGCCATCCTGCCATGCCGGAACAGAAGTCTGCCACGATCCACCGGTAGGCGTGCTGTATGATGTAGACAGGTAATATTGTTCGGCAACACTCTTGACTCCGATCCCAGTTTCACCCGTGGAACCGGTAGAGCAGATAGGGTTAGTGGTTGTTGATGTGCTGTCTGTATATGTTATTACTGATCTAGTCCAAATATATTTCCCATTTTCCCATGTCGGAGGCGTTGTGCTCCATGAACCACCAACCAAAGAATTAGAAGAAGTAGACAGATAATACTCTTCGACAATGCTTGATATTCCCCTACCATCATCCCCTGTATTACCTTTACCTCCGGTGATACAAGCGGGATTGGTTTCAATAGATGAACCGTCTGTATATACCACTTTGGTTTTGCTCCAAATGTATTTCCCATCTACCCAAGTTGGTGAGTTTGTAGACCATGAACCACCGGAAAGGGAGGTTGAAGAACTGGATAGGTAATAAAGGACATCAACGCTCTGTACGCCTTTACCGTCTTTTCCATCCTGTCCATCTTGCCCATCTTCCCCTTTAGAAATAACCTTCAACCAGTCAGTAGAAGAATCTGACGGCTCCTGCGTAGTCGTAGATTCAATGCAAATCCATGTGCTTCCGTTGTGGGTTACTTCGTCATAATACCAATACGTTCCGGATTTCCATTCACCCTTAAAAGCCGGAACCGGTACTTCCGTCACACCGTCATTTGAAATCTGCTTGATCGTACCGGTCATGTAGATTCTGTTAAGATATGCACTATGTCCGGTCATATCCATTCCAAACAGTTTCAGGTTAGACAGGTCTCCCAACTGCATGGCAATCATATCCTTTGTGATCTCCCAGTTGTTTACACCCTTAAGGAAACGGATATAATTCTGCGTGGAATAGCTGGACTTCTGGCGTTCCGCATTGGTGAAGTTACCGTAGCAAACAAAGTGCATAGCCTTTTGAGGATGGTAAGTATATCCGCTGCGGAGAACGTATTTAAAAGAACCATTATCCAGCTTTTCGGTGATCCGGAAATAGGTTGTCTGAAAGCCTGTGTCATTGTTAAAGTTAGCCTTGCAAATATCATCCACTTCAACAGCTGCAACCTCTCCCGGTTCAAGCTTCAGGTAAACGATGCTGTTCTCTTCGTCCACTGATTCGATTATACCGCCTCCAGGTGCGTTCCATTCCTCACCCGTGATAACTGATACCCGGTTATATCGCAATTCCGGTACTTCAAGGAAATCACGTAGGCGCAACGACTTCGCATCTATATCTCCGGATGGGGTTATCAGCCAGCCAAGTAACTTTTCAGCATAATCAACAGAAGATATATTGCCGGAGAAGGCGGCATTATTGGCTGTAAGCTTATCAAGCACCTTTACAATATTGCTGCTCAATCCTGTTGCAGTTATCGTGTCCGTTACAATACCTTTGGTAACGTTAATGCCGTTCAGGAATGAAATAAGCCCTAGTGCTGTATCATCTTTCGTCTTACTTATAGCATAAGCTATAATCTCCTGAAGCACTCTTTTTGCAGAGAATACGTTTCTGTCAGACGGGATTGTCTTGTCATTAATCCCAATAACATATACACTGATTCCACCACCTCCGACAGCAGAGCCGGAATAGGTTTGTCCCTTGTAAGTAAGGGAATCAAGCTTGCTCTCTATCTCTCCGATACGAGAATATGAGGCAGTTTCACCGACTGTATAAATCGGATGATCGTAAGGAATATCCAGCGGCCACTCGAAACCGATTATTCTTGATTGTCTGCCTTCCGGGAAAAATGCCTTATTTATCAGATTGATCTTAGCCCCGACTTCGTATGTACGGATATTACCCTTATTGTAGATGAAATCAGCATCCATCTCACAATCGTAGGTGGACGGGTCAATCATGGATTTCTTTACGTATTCCTTTGCCTTTTTGAGTAGATTCTGCTCTGCGTCCGGCAACATCTGTTCGGAGATGTATGCGGTATCAAAGCCGTAAAGGATATATGTGTCTGCGGGGACTTCTTCACCGTCCTCCATGTGTGCGGTTTGCGGATAAAGAACATCATCCGGAAGAAAGCGACCGTAATCCTCATTGCGGACAATTTCGAAGGTTGTTCCGGTGTTATCGCTTTCTACAATATTGATAGCAAAGTCCATCCCGGCAAGCTTGCCAGTTTGGAATATCATGTGAAGTTCCTCACCATCCAGCCTAAAATCTTCTGTAAAGTTCTTCAGTCCCGTATCTTTGAAATTATAGATCCGATATTCCTTATCGTTATCGTCTACCTTGTCATCGTGGATGACACTGGATATTGTGCCCTTGTATTGGGGATATTCATCCTCAAATATAACGATCTCTTCGATTGCTTCCTCTTCTGGCATTTCCACGTTATCCGGATCATTATAGCGTTCATCTCCGATATTGATACGTTCACCGGTCGGGCTGTATTTATAAGCATCTACATAAGAAATACCCTCCGGGAGCATAAGACGTTTCTGAACAACTCCGTTAAGGGTCATTTCCTTGTCATCCTTACTGAAGTAGTTATCGGGGACTTTACCGCTTATGATGTTGTTAATGGTGTACCGATTACCTAAAGAGGCGGTTACACCTTCCGGTAACTGGATAATGTTTGCTGCGTCACCGGTTAAAAGGTCGGGATTGTAAACAGCAGCAAAAGTCTGTCCGGCATTTGCACCGGAAAGGAATGTTACGGAAGTCGTTGCAGAAGAACCGCCATACACGTTAATATCGTATGTTACATACGCCTGAAAAGTCGATAACAGCTCGGAAGAAGCTGGAGCTGGTACGTGAACGTATACCCTTACTTTTAAATCAGAACTGTTTTTGTCGATAACCAACGTGTCGGGAACCTGTATTTTAGACACAATCTCATATTGTTGATTTTGGGCTAATGAAACGGTCTGATTACCAATAATCACCTCTTTTGATTCCCCGGAAACATTATAGATATATGACGCCTTCAATATATAATCTCCTGCCGGTAGAAAAGCACGGTTCCCTATTTGCGGAACGGCTGTTGATATATTGATTGAAATTCCTCCCGAAACAACTTTATAAGAACCACCCTTGGCTGATGAAGCTAAAGTCTTATCAAGCGTCCATTCTGTATAAGAGGGAGTAAAAGAACCGCTGCCTTCGTTGCTACTAGCGGTATAGTCTTCCTTATATGTAACTCGTGACGGAAAGTAGCTTATTTTGAGCGGTCTTGACGTATCGGATATATTACGTCCATTAACCTCTTTTACGTCGAATATCAATTCTTTCCGGTAACTGGAAGGAATGTTACGGGTAGAACCAAAAGCGTAGATACGGGTCGCATAAGTGGTCTGGCTGTCGCTGCGTGTCATGCTGTTGACATTCACGTTTTCTGTGTCTGTCAAATCACCGGCTTTGAAATCAACGGGTGAGCTGTATTCACAACGTCCGAAATGAATAACGTGCTCTGTTATCCACCATTCACACTCCCAAGTCTCCGCCATCTGTGTGAGAGCGTCGATCAGATTCACGTTATCGTAGGAAATGAGCTTGGAAGTGTTTTCTACTGTGCTGTCAATCTCGTATGTAAACTCTTCCTCTCTGAACTTATATCCGAGTGCATTCAGGTTATCTAGAAAAACATTTAAATGCGTGTCAAGGGTAGCGGTGAGATTCCATGCGGCTTCGCGTCCGGTGGTTTCCGGTGTATAGAAAAACTTCTTGTTCTTCCATTTCCAGTAATAAGCATCAAGGCGGAGTTCGTAGTCGTATGCACCTGTCGTTGTATTGTAGGTAGGCTTATAAAGGTCTACAAGCTCAAATATTCCCAACTCATTGTCTACGTAGTCGCCTAGTTTGAAATACACCGGATTGGAAAGGCTAAATAGCAAAGTGATATAATCTTCCTGCATCAAAAGGAAGTGTCTTTTCGAACCCTCATTGATAGTAGTCGAAAAGCGAATGTTGCCGGATATGTCTTTGATGTCTACTAATTCTGCCATATCACAAAGTTCGCAGATAGAAACGTCAAAACATAAAATCCGGCAATCCTATGAACCACAATTTGCCTATTGTGGTAATTTTACTCTCTATTACCCGGATTTGGCTCGTTAAGCTTTACCGAAATCTTTGAAAACGTCCTTGCCGTATTGAAACCGAAAGGCTGTGAACGGGTGTAATATAGATGATAAACCTCCTCTCCTAAGGCGGGAACCTTGACAGTAAATTCCCCTTTTGTAATCTCATTCAGAAATGCCTTATACTTGGTGATGTAGTCAGACGGAGAACTTCCTTGTAGGGTAAAGGTTAGTGTTATATCCCGTTCGTCAATCTTCCGATTGGCTATAATTATTTTCTTCCCGTCCTGTAAACGGGATTTATTCTCTATAACTTCTTTCATTGGAAGCGGAGCGTAGATAGCTTCAATGAACCCATCTCCCATTCTCACGCCCCACGTTGCGAAAGCGTCTTTATTGTTAATTAATAAGTCGGCCATATATTATAATTTTGATGTATTTCGTTTAACTTCAGCAATATCCGTCTCAATATTCTTCAATGACTTGTTCATGCTTGTTGTATCATCATGAATACCAGTCAACTCCTCATAAGACAGCCTTAACAAATCCCGTGTCTCACTAGCAATGTCCTTTATCCCTGTGGTATTGGCAATAATAGGCAGCATATCCGCTCTCAATTCAAGAATAGACATTGTTTGTAGCTGATTCTGATTCTTGATTTCCTCTCCGGCAATTTGCAAAGCGGTGAAACGTCCGTTAAGCTCGTCGATTGAATCCTGTGACGCAGTGGCAAAGCCTTTCTTTGAGGCTTCTTGGGATGAAGATGAAGACCATCCAAAAACTTCCTCCAGTCGATCACGTTCCGCCAACATCGCATCTGTTATACTTTGTTGCATAGAACGCAACCTGTCTACTTCTGATTCACTGAATAATCCATCTTCTCCAGCTTTAGACCAACTATCATAAAGTTCCTGTATTTTAGTATCGTAGTTCTTGGATATAACAGACTGAAGTATGGATTTTCTTAAATACTCTTCAAAACTATCGGCAAAATCTTTATTGGTGCTATCAAGATCAGATAACAGGCTTACGTAACTATCTCGGAAACTATCAAAGGATATTCCTGTAATCTGCTCCTTTACTGATTCTATGATTTCCGCCTCCGTCTCTCCGTATTGAATAATATCATCCAAATAACCTCTAAAATCCGTGTCCATTTGTGACCACAGACCGGAATAATTTGTCTTTATCCACTCCAGTTGATCGGCTGACATATAAAGCAGGTTCCACATATTGCTGAATTCGACACCTCCAAGAGCACTAGATATTTCTCCAGCTACATCTTTCCAGTTCTGACCTTCATATTTATAGGAGCCTTGCCACATTCTATACGCCATAGAGTGACTGCCTGCACTTGCTCCAGCGTCTAAGCGTTCACTAGCAAGCTCCCTAGTTATATCTCTTTCGGCTTTCAATAGGTCTAAAGCTTCCTTGCCCGCTTTGGTTGCTTCCGCTCCGTATGATTCATTTATATAAGCTTTTTTCTTATCTAAGAGTTGATCCCAAACATCAAGTAATACGTCATACTTGGCTACCATTTCGTTGTAATCAGAATAGTTTGCACCTCCGAGCCCCAAATCAATTCCTAACATCTTGAACGGAACCTCAATAGTTCCACCAATGGCACTAATAACATTGTTCACAATATTTTTGCCAAATTCGACTCCTCCATCTTTCCCAAATTCATCAAGAAGAGAGAGGATAGCTGCAATAATTCCCCCTATTTTGCTACCGGATTCACTTAACGCATCTACCAATCCTCCAACAGCACTACCAAAGCTACTTAGGTTAAATTCCGCACTTCCTAGTTGCTTCATTGCATCAGCAACAGCCGTTATATTACTAATTGCCTTATCCCTGGATTTTTCAACATTGGTCTGTGCATTGACTTGTGTATTTTGAGCTTTATTTACTTTCTTTTGTGCTTCTTCTTTTTCGGCATCCGTTCCTTTCTTATTAGCTTCAACCAGTTCCTCTTCTGCTTTTTTCAGTTGTTCTGTAGCATCCGCTAACTCTTTCATAGAATCAGCCATACCTCCAAAGAAACCACCTTTATCGACAAGGGTATCATTGATGGAATTTATTGCGGTTTCAATAACTTGTATTTGTTCCGGAGTAGCATTTTTGAATTCAGGAGACTTCTTAAACTCCTGCAACTGCTTCTTTATTTTTGTTAGTTGATCTTTAGTAACTTTGCTCAAATCACCGAAAATCATTTCCCAATTTATTTCCTCTTTAAGCTTACTCAAATCCAAGTTAGCTAAAGCTTCCTCAAACTCCTTTTGTAGAGATGCTGCTTCTCCGGCATTGGCGGCTTTATTGATGGCATCTGTATATTTTCGGGTAATAGCCTCTTTTTTCTGTTGGAATGTACCATATTTTATGATATATTCATTCCACGCCTCTTCTTGGTTACGTATTTGGTCGTTAATTTGGCGTTTACTCACATATCCAATAGTAGCATCAATAGAAGAGGTATCTACTTTAACAGAAGAAGGATCGAATGTTTTCTTTTTATAGTTCTTATTTTTCTTTACATTCAATTCTTCCCTTGCATCAAAAAGTTTCCTTTGATACTCAATCTCTGTCCGGATATAATCTTCTCTTTGGCGTTCCAAGTCTTGGATTTCCTTCTTGTTATCTAAGGCTCTTTGCGCCCGTATTTTGGCTTCTCCTTCCTCCATCGCATTAATACGAGCTTGGAAAGCCTGATTTTCCAAATCTTCTTCTCTTCGCTTTCTTTCAAGAGCCTGTTTATCCAAAAGATTGGCTATCTTCTTTTGTTGGTCTAAAATAGAGTTATACTCTTTGGTTGTTTTAGAATCCGAATACTTATCTATTTGCTTTTGTGCATCTTGTATTTGTTTAGTGTATTTATTCCATTCTTCTGAATTCTTTTTAGAAACATCTAAAGCATCACGAGCATCCTCTGCTTGCTTTTTTTTGCTCTCCCAATACTCCTTATTCTGAACGGCATTTAAACGGGCTTTTTGTAAATCTTCTAAAGCTGAAACATATTGTTTTATTTCATCTATTTTGAAATCTTGATTACTATCAAACCATTCCCCACCCATATTTTGAGATAAGGCATCTTTATAGGCTTTTATTGTATTCTTTAGTTCATCATCAGACATTGATTTTGCGCCAGATATTGAGTTGTTTATGTAGTCAGAAACAACTTTTTGGCGTGTTTTTTCTCTTTCCCTTTTTAATTGCTCTAGTTTTGCTATTTCATCATCAAAAGCCGATTGGTCATTAGTACGCATCCGTTCGATATATTCTTTCTGATTCTTTATGCGCTCGTCATAGCTTCGCAATTCCGTTTTATTCTCTTCGGCTTTTCTTGTTGCATCTGCTTCTGATAGTTCTTTTTTGAGAGCTATCAAGTTTTTAAGATGTCCCTCTTCATCAATATACTTTTCAATAATACCAGGGTACATTTTTTTTAGAAGATCCATAGCCCCCACTCTCTCCATTTCAGCCTTAGTTTCATCCTCTATGGAGGCTATCAATTCTTCGACCTTTGTTTTATGCTGTTCTTCACGTCTGGCGGCAGCTTCTTTTGTCTCATTATACCGTTTCTGCATTTTCTCGACTTCCGTCTCACGTGTATAGAACTTATATAATCCATAAGTCGCAGTTCCAACAGCAGCGGCGAATAAGACATACGGATTAGCCAATGCCTTACCCACACCCTTAAATGTTGAGATGATATTCTTTTGAACTGTTGCAAATATCTTACCTCTTGCGGCAGCAATAGCCATAGAATTAGACAATACAATATTTGCAGCAGCAGCTAATTTCTTTTCAACTACTGCTTGTCGTAAAATCATTATATTAGCCCGTTCTAACATATTAACCACAACTATAGCCGCTTTGTATGTCCCATAGGTAGCTACTAAAGATGCAATGATTGCTCCAACCTCTTTATAGTTTTCAATAATAGACGTTACTGCCGATATTGTCATAGATGCAATTCCCTGCGTATCTTCTCCAATAGAATTTAACATAGAATCCCAAGCATCACCCAAATTAGAAATTTGACCGGACAATGTCGTAGATTGCATTTCCATCAAGTTATAGAACTTACCACCCTCATTAGTCATATTCTCTATAACCTTTTGCAATTCAGGGAAACCTACCTTACCTTCAGTAACCATCTTTCTGATTTCTGATTCTGTTTTCCCCAGTTCTTTTGATAATTCGGCAACCAAAGGAATACCACGCCCCATGAACTGATTTACATCTTGAGTGAATAATCGTCCTTGGGACATAGACGTACCATATAGATAAACAAGATCGCCAAGCGGAATAGAAAGACCGGATGCAATATTCCCCAAACGAACCAAAGTTTCATTCACTTTGTCCGCTGAAGTTCCATAAGCAAGAAGCTGTTTCGCCCCGCTTGTTACTCCTTGTAAATCAAAAGGTGTTTTTGCTGCCGTTTCCACCATTTGAGCCATTAAAGCATCGGCTTTTTCTTTACTACCCAACATAGTTTCAAAGGCGATAGATGTTTTCTGGAACTCTCCACGGACATTTATCATATCGGTAACTAATCCTTTTAATGCGGCAGTACCACCAATAACACCCAGCATCTTCGACAGAGATAGATTGAATTGTCCTGTACCATCCAAAGCCCTACGTATATTTTCCTCATAGTTACCAATCTCCATCTTTTGGCGGGTATAAGCATCCGAATTCAGCTTCAAATACCGGGTGTTTTCTTGAATCTTGATATTTAACTTCGTCCTAGCACCAGTTTCCCTCTCTTGCTGGTCTGTTACATTAGCTTGAGCGAAACGGAGTACTTTTAGTTGTTCACGAGCTTCTTTTATTGACTGTACTTGAGTTTTTAATGCAACTGAAATCTGGTCGTCAGTATATGTTTTAGGAGAACGAGGTGCCCTGACTGTTCCTTTTTCTATCTGTTTTTGTAGTGCTTCATATTTTTTGATAAGAGAGTCTATTTCTTTTTGTTGTTTTTTAATTTGTTCTGAAGCAGCTTTTTCTTGGTCTATCCTTGCCTGTTGGGTTTGAACATATTTGTCTTTATATTTTTCCAATTTCTTTAAAGCTGATGCTAATTGCTTCTCAAGAGCTTTCACAGCCGCATCACTATTGGGTACACTTGCAATCTCAATAAGAGATTTTTTTAATTTATCTATTTCCTGACGCAGTTTGACAATCTTTTCAAGGTCAATATCTGCATTAAATTTCATTCCTGCCATGTGACTTTTACATTATCGTTACCAAATGACTGTTTTAATTCTTTATCTAGGGTTAGGCTTGCCGAATCCAGGACATCAAAACCTTTACTAGACACAAAGCTTGCATATTCCATTCCATCCGCCACAATAACACCGTCTTTAGGCTTACTTCCAAAGATCAGCATTGCCTCTGTCCTGTTCTTCGCCAGTGAATGTTCTCCATCGGCAGGGATATAGAGGTCTACAATCTTTCCATCCCTGACAATAGCAGCACCGGGAGCATTGCGAAGGTTCCAAGTATGGTTTTGATAGGTTTTCTTATTACTAACATTGCGTTCCTTCTGCATATAAACGGCTCTTTGAGCTGCTTCTTTCATCAATTCGGTAGCATTCTCATCTACTTCTTCGACGAATTCATCAAGACCGGACAAATCCACTGTTACTTTCATTATTCATCAAACTTAACTTTTCCTTTAAAGAAATCCTCATCCGATACTTCTGTTAGTACCTCCCCATCATATACGGTATGTAACTTATCTTTTTGCATAATAACCAAATTGCGATATGGTATTTTATAAACTACTTCATCGTAAGAGAGATGAAGATTTTCCATGAACGACGCAATTTGTCCTAACATACAATCATTCCCTATAACTTCTGTTTTGCTGTCAGATTTGCTACGTTCTTTGCTAAATCCAACAGCATTGTAAAATTTTCTACAGAGATCAGGGAGTAAGCTGCCGTAAGCCCATATAACACTTCTTCTAACGTCCCATTTGACAATTCTTGTTCAAGGCTATCATTCCCTTCAATAAACCAAGAAAGTGCACGAGAAGCGACGGAAATGTCCTTTAACGAAGAAATGACGCCCGCAATATCCTTATTATCTTCCAGAACAGCGAGATAAGCCGAAGCACCGGCTATTTTATGGATAGTAGGCGGGTTTACACGGTACATTTTCCCATTTACAATTATAGGAATGAAATCTTTTCCTGTGATAGCTTCAGATACAAGTATAGCTGCTTTATTCATAATGATATTTATTAAAAAGGGGCGAGAAACACAAATCCTCACCCCTCACCACTTTACAATATAGATAATGTCTCTGACGGCTGCGTTCCATCTTCTCCTGAAGAGCCATAGTTTACAGTACTCCCAGCGTTCACCCGCCTTGATCTGGCTGAATAACTATTTATAGAAGGCGATTCAGAAGAAGCAAGAGCTACCTTTTCATCAGTTCATGTAGCGTCCACCTTTTCGCCATCGAACAGATAGTCGCTCTTAACGCCAGTATTAGGATTTTCCATAGCCACCGCTGTTACACCCAGACCGATATTCTTTTCTACCGCATTACCTTTTGCGATAACAGCAGCATTGGTAAATACAATGTAGTTGCCTGTTTTTGTCTGGCCTACGACTGCCTTATTTACAATTCCCGGAGTGTCAGAAGAAGCCCATCCTGCATCAGTATCAATCTTTTCACCACCTTCCAATTCAACCTTGTCATCAAAGGAGAAAACTCCCATAGTGAAAGCGATTGTTTTAGCTCCTTTTTGAGTAACATCACGATAGTAAATGCTACCATTCAACTCATTAATGTAGTCGGTATAGGTCGGATCATCCTCTGTATACGCCCAAGTATCTTGATGGGAGTTCTCAACTTCCGTGGCAGTTCCTAACCATGTCTTAAGAGAGGTTTTAGTGACAGCGGCAGTTATAACATCACCGTACCAAATCTTTTTAATTCCAATAAACGGTTTCATATCTTTTCAATTTACGTTTAGAGTTTCAAATAATAATTTCACATTTACATAGTAACAACATAATTCTTTGTCTTCTTCTATTCCGAGACTTTCAGAAGAGTAACGATACCAGGAGCCGTCATATTGTCCGACAATGCCATCTTTGAACATTTCCCTTGCTTTCCTTTCAAGTTCATTCAAGCGAATCAAATTTGCCTTACCTGTCTTTGTTACAGGAACGCAAAGATTTACTTCAACATATCCTTTTTCCCAGTAAGCATCCGGCTGTTGAGTTTTGGGGTAGATTACAATTCTCTCGGTCTTTACTTCACCTTCCGGGATATTTCCCCGTTGATGCATTTCAGAGATTCCAAAAGACTTGCAATCTTTAAAAATAATATTCGCTATGTCAGTCGTTACAATCATACCCAAATATCACATCTACCCTTAAACTCCTCCGAATAGCATTCGGCATTCTTCTTCACATCTCCCTCTCCTACAGTATTTCCTTCAGCATCCAAGCACCTGATATGAGATCCTAAAACAATCTTTTTACCCTCATAAACCACATGGTAATTATACACCCAACGTTCACCATTGACAGAAACTTCCTTTTGTTGGGAGTTGTCATGGCAGAAGCAATCTGTTACATCTTGCCAAGACTCTCCACCGGTTCCCGGTATTGGTCGGTTATACTCGTCGTTCTCTTCTGGAGTAATAACCTGTATTTGTAATTTATGTGGGGCAGTTTCTAGCATATCACCAAAATGTTACTTTAGGTTTATCTGTATTCAGTTCGTCCTTCAGTCCATACTTATTGCATAAAAAAGAATAATAGGACTTTATACCAGAAATATCCCAAGAAAGAGACTTTGAATGACCGTTTTCTGATACCGATTTAGAAGTAGCTCTAAGCAATAAGGAGGGAATAAATCTTGCTATAGCAACAGAGATAGACTGCAAATTATCTTCAGTCATTTCCCCGTCAGGGTCAACCCCGGAAGAAAGATTAATCTCTACCAAGTCAGCCTCCGACAATGATATGCCGAAGGACTGAAACTTTTGCTTTATGTAGTCACTAATTATCATACTTACGCATTCATCGTGTCCAGGTCAAAAATTACAATCTTGTTTGGAGATGTAAATTCCGGAATCCATTCGGCTCCATATTCCATGAAGCGGCCTTCATCCGTACGTATGTTGGAAATATACATACCACCTTCTGAACGGGTGTAAGTCTTTCCCGGAACCGGATCGGTTATTTCATACGGAGTATGCCAGCGCATCTTTCCCTGTTTAGGAGTAGTAAACAAAGAAATACGGTTGTCTTTAAATACCTGTTTGAAAGTGCCGTCTGACAATTCCACCAAATCTTCGTTGATTACGATAGGCGGCAAGCCCAATCCTCTAAAGATAGTGGTCGCCATCTCACTAGACATAAGTCCGGCAGACAGTTGGACTTCTTTAGAATCAAAGCTTTGTTTGTAAAATTCCCCGAAGTCCTTTGATCCAATAATGCTATTGATAAAAGTCTTTCGGGACATTTCCATAGAAACGAACATGCCGAACTTAGTACGTAATTCAACGGTTTTCTCCATAAGATAACGAACAAAGTTCAGTTTGTCTGCAACTTGTGGAGTGATACGATGAACCGGAAGTTCCATTTCAAGCAATTCAATTCCTTGCGGATTATCGTCTACTTTTACGGATGCCTTACCATCAGAACGAAGATCACCATCCACAATATCCATACGTTTGTGTGGAGCAAGCAATACCTGACGCATATCATCTACAATGTAGTTGATAATGTCGTCCAGTGCGGCCCGTTGATCTGGTGTCTTCGCCTGATTGAACTTATTGATTAGTTCTTGAAGCATGTCGAGTCTATCGTTGTCCATCTGGTATCTATCCCCCATATAGGCAACTTCGCCATATCCGGAACCCAAAGATTTACGCTCTCTTAACGGCTTGTTAGAGTTACGGTCAATTACAGAACCGGCAACAACACCCGTTACTGTCCCCAAATATGTTTTGAACACACGGGATTTCGTTTCCTCAAAATCGAGGTGCTTTTTCCAAAAAATTTGATCCAGTCTTAGAGCCTGCACACGGTCGATAACCGCTTTCACCACTCCCGGATCATTCAGTAATGTTTGAATAGTCAAATACATAGTTCCTCCTTTCTTTAATAAGTGAACATGAATCTGTCACCCAAAGTCTCCTTATCCTTATCGGAGATAGGAACAATGAGTCTTGTCGGTCTGATCTCGTACGCTTGGCCTATAGCGGTAACAGTTGCACCCGCTTCTACTTTAGTCCATGCATAATTCAAAGCCGTAGCTGTCGCTTTTGCCGTTTTACCGGCTGCGGCAGTAGCTTCAAACAATACCGCATCCTTTTCTGCGGCAAGCGTTGGTGAAGCGGCCAGAGTAACGGTATCATATTCCGCATTACTTTTGTCGATAGCTTCAATTGTACCGCCATTTGTACCATTACCAATATGCATACCGACGTACGCAAGAGAATTTTTCTTGATCTTCAACGAAGTAGAACCGGCAGTGATCTTCTCGGCTACTTCAACATTCAAAACAGCTTTTGCCGTTCGTTTCACAAAATCAAGAACCAAAGGGGTAAGAGGCGGGATCTGCGCAACCCCTGTCAAATTCGAAATATCCAGATTGAAGCCACCGGAATATATATAAACCGTTTCAAAACGGCACATTTCCGGCATTTGCTTCTCAATCGGACTTAAATCATACTTAAAACCTGCTGGCATAATTAATCCTGTTTAGAGTTTTTAATTTCTTCAGTTCCCTTGTTTATCAGGGTGGCAATGTCGTTTGAATTGTTCTGCTCATTGCTTCCCGATTCGGGAGTTCTCACATCTTGAAATCCTGCGTTGGCAAACGTCTGCTTTGCATCCTTGAAATAGTTATCCAAGTTTGCATCTTCGGGAATGCTCAACATAGGAACAAGGCTTTCGGGAATACCATACTCCTTCGCTTTTCCCATGATTTGCTCTTGGCGAGTGGCCTGCGCCTTCTCCGTTTCAAGTTGAGTGAGCTTGTCAGAAAGAGGTTTAAAGGCTGCACTCACTGCGTTCGCAATGATGGTCGCTATATCATCTTTCTTTTCTTCCGGCTTCGGATTTGGGTTAGGATTGGGATTCTCGATTTTATTTTTCAATTCGTCCAATTGTTTTTGTAGACCCGATTTTTCGTTTCTAACAGTATCAATGTCTCCTTGAAAAGCCTTCAGAAGTCCTTCGACCCCACTAATAGCAGTTTCTATTTGACTTTCTTCAGTTACGGTTTTAGACAAGTAGTCAGCCACCCCGTCAAACGCTTTATCACCAAACCCAAAGGTTTTATACTTCGTTTTTAGTGCTACTAAGATTTTTTCTTTCATACTGTATGAATTAGTTTTTATTTTCAACAGCATAAAGTTACACTCAAAGAAGAAAGCTATAAAATAATTACATGAGGGATAAACCACAATTGCCCAATTGTGGGAAATTAGTTGTTTTAAGGCATAAATAAATGCTCTTCTTTGTGATATTAGCCGTTCTAATAGACAGAGAATACAAGGTAATGAAGTTAGTGCTATTGGTGAGAGAGAAGGTGATGCTGAAACTGTTAATAATTAACATTGTGAGGTTAGTGATGGTTAAATAACCATTGAAAATGCTCAATTTAGTGATCGTTTGTTGGGTGTTTGATGTTGTTGTTGTATATTTGCACGTCGATATGTACTAAACACATAATTATATAGCAATAACACTTACTAGAAATATAGATTGTCTTACAATTAATTATTTCTATGAAAGGAGATAAACATGAAGCCATTATTGTACACGCAACACACACTGATGATAGAAAATCCTTCTAAATCACTTCTCATGCTTACGAATCAGCTAAGGGATAAGAAGATATCCCATTTAGAAAGAGAAGTTTTTTTTATTTCCCCCAATAAATAAACAATGTTTGGTGTATAGTATATGATTTAAAATCACCAATTAATATAACACAATTGCAAAATGCCTATTGTAAAAGCAAAGTCTGAAGAAAACATTATTGCTGCTAATTTGTTAGTAGATAATGGAAAGCTTGCATCATCAATTCATTGTTTATATTACTCTTGTTTCCAATTGTCTAAATACGTGTTAGCTCATTATGAAGGGCTTAGTTACGATATTCAAGATAGGGAAACTAAATCTGTAGATTCTCATTTTTATATTTCTAGTCATATAAGTGAGAAGTTATCCAAAAAGAATAGATTTTATGGAATTGACTATAATACTTATTATGGCATATTAAAAATGTTAAGAAAGAGAGCAGATTATTCTAACGAGGAAATAACAGACAGAGATGTTGTTAGAGCCAAAGATAGCGCTGAAAAATTGAACAAATTACTCACTGAAAAATATGGAATATTATGAATGCTAAAGATTTTATTACTGAAAGTTTGGTTAGAATCGCTAATGAAATATCTCAAATTAACATAAGATATGCTTATGATGAGATTACTAATTTCCATATTATAGAAATTTCTCCAGAAGAAATAAGAAGAGGGGATGAAAAATATATGGAGATGGAGTATGAGTTGTGGAATAATTTTCGTACAATGTTTCCTCATGAGGATATTTTAATTTGTGAAATTAGCGACACAAATAATATGGATAATATATTATTTGAAAAAATAGCCCCAATATCCATTTCAGGGTATACTTCTTGTGAAAGTTCATGTGTTATTCCTGATTTTGACGGGATATATCAATCTTTCAATTATACAATTACTGAAAATAATTATACCAATACAATTGAATATTTTAATCTTGCAGCTTAAATTATGACAGAAAAAGTAGCTAAATTCCGACTAAAAGAATATAAAATAAATAAGGCTAATATAGAATTTAATCCTTCTATGCCAATTTCAGAAGACATATCTATTGAGCTTGAAAGAAAAAGTATGTCTAATGAAGACGAAAATCTGTATAGATTAGAATTCGGTGTAAAAATTGCAGATAAAGAACAAAATCTTCAAGTATATGCAAATCTTATTGGATTATTTGAATTTGATTCAGACATAGATGATAGGACAAAATCTATATTTTTTAATATAAATGCTCCAGCTATATTATTCCCTTACGTAAGAGCGTATATTTCTACTCTAACTTCTTTATCAGGAATTAGGCCGATCATATTGCCAACAATCAATCTTGCAAATCTTGAAGGAAAGCAAAATTAAGAGTGGTGTGTAAATTATATATAGAAGCGGAGTAACCTCCGCTTTTCTTTTGCCCTCTTGCGAAGGGCGGGAATGAGTTACAATGTTGACTCCGAAAAATCTAATTCGTAGATAACCTTTCCGCTTTCATCCCTTTTGAATTTTCCCACGCAGATAAGTTCGGGGAATCCGGGCTCTTGAACCCAAAAAGGAACGGAAACAATTTCGTTTTCAGGAATTTCGATAGTTGACAACATCTTTTCAGCTTCTTGCTCACATAATTTTGTCAGTTTTTCCATGCTGTCTGTGGTTTTGCCAGACTGAATGGCAATTCCATTTTGAATGTTTTCTTTTTTCATGATTCTATTGTGTTATTTGGTTTCAAATTATAGTTTTTCCTAAAGACCATTCTTTTAGACCATCCACAAGAGTATAAACTACATCTCTATAACTTTTGGCTAAGATATCATTCTGATTATAATCATAGTCATTCCATTCTGCTATAGTTTGTTCCAAGATATTATACAAAGCAGGATCTAGTGACTTTAACAAAATATACCCCTTAGAATAATCAAATACTTTATTGGGACAAGCTTTCATTGCGAAGTATTTACCAATATAACAATCAACTCCTCCCGCTTGATATACCCCTTTGGATATTTTTAAATTATCTCTTAAGATATTCATCTCTCTTTTCGAGAATTTACTAACATTATAATCTGTAATAAAGCGTTTAATGTCATATCCCATATCCAAATACAAAGGAAGCATTTTTATGTGGTTTAAACAATTAGACACATGGTCTACCAAAGGCGGTGTAAATATATTGTTTATATGTGATGCATCCACCCAAAGAGATAACGCTCCACCTACATATACCCCCTTTATATCCAAATATACATGCAAAAGCTCATGGGCGAAAGTTGCAGGATCTAAGTTAAGTGGGTCGACAGATATAATATGCTTTCCCGATTGAGAAAACGTACCATATTCATTTTTTTCGCTTAACTCTAAATCTATTACCGCATTTGAGCTACAAAAGTCCCAAAGTTCTTTATTTTTGCTATCAATTAAAGAAGACAATAAATTCTCGTATTCCATATTGTTATAAATAAAACTTAATACTCTCCTTTTAATGCATTCGCTAGACTATCAGCTGTACTTATTGCAGATGTATCTTTATTTGTATTTTTCCTTGTTTTAGCCGAATCTATATTTTTTTTATTAGATTGAATAGCCTCTTTTATTATTCCAACTAATTGCAAGTAATCTTTGCTGTCCATATCTTTACTATATAGTATTTGATTGACATCCTTATCAAAAACATACAAATAGTTGCCTAAATCAAAATTACCACCTTTAGTTTTACATCTAAATTTATGTTTTGCTTCCCATCCAATAAAAGAACGCCCTATTTTCTGTTTTCTTTCTTTTATTTTCACATATACATCGTTTGCCTCCTTTAATACATCATCCATCTTTTCAATATACTCATCAACCTTTCGTTTAGCCTCATTAAATTTATAAATTCCAAGCGAAGAATAGCTATCAGCCCATATTTCCATAGCACTTCTAGCGCTTTCATATTCTACTCTTTTATCTTCGAGTTCTTCAAACATTTCATTTATTCCATTTGCATATAATAAGGCTAACGTATCAGTGTATATGGAAGTAAATGCACTATCTATTTTTGTCTCAATAGGTTCATAACTTGCAAAATCATATAGAGTTTTGAACATGTCTTGTTTTATAAGCTCTTGTGCTTTCTCTTCACGTGATTGACAGCCAAATAGTAGCAAGGAAACAAGAAGAAAAGATAATATTTTTTTCATACCTGCGTGTTTTTAGTTAGTTATACAATGCACCAAATTAACACACAAACACACAAAAAAGCAAATATTCTTTTACTTTTCTTTGATTTCAGCCACAATTTTTTCTAATTCGGCTAAAGTTGTAGCGTTATAATAGCTTTTCCCGTCCTTAACTATTGCCATAAAATCTCGACTATCTCTAGCTTCTGTAAATAGTTCCCATATCTCAACATTTAACTCTTCAGAGATTCTTTCAAGCAATTGAATAGATGTATTCCCTTTTGAAGCCCTACTCAATGTCATTTCTGTTACTTCCAATTTAGCAGCTAATTCTTTTTGAGTAGTCCCCTTTAATTGACATAACTCTTTTAATCTTATTTCCATATACTTTAAATGTTTATCGGTTTTTCTGTGCAAATATAACCCTATATGTTTATTTTCATCAACCATAAACATTAAAAGTTTACCATTTCACTTTATTTAACCAAATAATGAATATCACAATAAACTTAATATGTATATTTGCACCAGAAATAAACATTTAAAGTATATAAATACAATGAAACGCTACAACTTATCCCAAATAATGAAATCCGCTTGGCGCTCTTACAAACGTGCCGGCAACGAAAGAACGTTCTCCGAATGTCTGAAATCAGCTTGGAGCCTTGCGAAATTGCAAGAATACTGCTCACCGGAAGCGGTGAAGGCTAGAACGGATCAGTTCTTGGCGGAAAGACATGAAGCTATGAGCAACACTGCTAAGGCTACAATGGATAAGGGGTACAATAATAAGAGCATACCGGCATCGGCTTACTATACAGCTAGTACAGGAAGATACGGCGCTCATTACGTAGGAGATTAATTAACAATGTGAGCAGGCGTTCGTAGCACCTGCTCACCATAAACAACTTAATTATATGAACAATCCAGTAGTTTACGACTACAAAGGTAGTCAAATTTCTTTTATGAGTGGCGAAAATGTGATGGTAAATGCTACGCAAATGGCAAAACCATTTGGTAAATTAGTTGGCGATTGGCTTCGTCTTAAAACAACAACGGAATTTACAGAAGCTCTTGCAACCGATATGCAGATTCCCATATCGACACTAATTCAAACAGTTAAGGGTGGTAAAAGTGAGCAAGGCACCTGGATGCATGAAGATGCAGCATTGGAATTTGCACGTTGGTTATCTCCTGCTTTTGCTATATGGTGTAATAAGCGTATCAAAGAACTCCTAAAGACCGGAGTAACAACCGTCTCTAATGACGATGAAGCGATAGCCTACGCCATGCAAGTACTAAACAGACGCCTAGAGCAAGCCAAAGCGGAGAAGCAACAACTGGAACAGCAAAACGCCAAACTCCAACCAAAGGCAGCCTTTGCCGACGCAGCCTTCGCCACCGACGATAAGGTAGACATAGGAATGTCCGCCAAGATCCTAAAGCTAGGATTCGGGCGAAATACCCTATTCGATAAGCTAAGGAAAGCGGGCGTATTCTTCGCCAACCGAAACGAGCCCAAACAGCGGTATATTGATGCCGGCTACTTCGAGATGAAGGAGAAGTTCATCGAGCGCAACAACCATCCGGGATTTGTCGTAACCAAAGTGCTAGTTACCCAAAAGGGATTGGCTTATCTGAACCACCTATTTGGCGGAAAAATTTCCGATGGGAAGTTAGTTAGGATAGTATAATACCCATCCCTTCCCTAATTCACACATTTATCGCAGTCCGTTTCAATGCCGGACAGCCACAACTATATCAAAAAGTTTAGCATCAAAAAAAAGAAAAGAAATTATGAAACAGAATTATTTCACACTGAAGCAAAGTAGACAGATAAACAAGATATATAACGAAGTACAGAGCTATATGCCATTCGAGGAAGCCACATTTCCGGTTTTTATTTCGAAGATAATCCCGTTCGTAAGGGAATATTCCCGTTACACGGAAAACAGCAAGGAATACGCAAAAGAATTGTTCGTAGAAGGAATAAGGAGACTGGAAGATAAATATTACCCGAACGGATTCAAGTCCAGCAAGAAGCAACGGTATAGATTCTCTTTGATTGAGATTCCCCGAATGAGTACTTTTGAATGTGACTATAAGCCTATTGAGGGCGTTGCGTGCATGAAGGTTATCAGAGCTTTCCGGGACTTTGCCCGTTCCGGATTCGAGGAAGAGGAAGAGTTTGTAAAGAAGTTAATCAGAATATCCAATATGCTTAATTGAAAAGTACAAGTAGCGTTTCCGGCGACCAAATCGGGCTACATCTCTGTTAAGGAGGTGGGGAAAGGGTAGCTTCAGGGCTGCCCTTTCTTTATGTATAGTCTCTCATGCAACGTTTCGCTCCCGGACCATATTTGAGATAATGGCGTAAACCTTATCTAAGATATTATTTCTTTCCGCTATTTCAAGTTTTGTTTCTCCCTTGAACTTCTTCTTATAGTTACTAATAGAAATGTGATAGAGGTAATATAATTGCTCATAAACCTTGTGCCAAACGTCCTGTTGTCTAGTGTTGGTTGCCGAAGCATATTTGTTCACCAGTTGGCGGATCTTATCACGAAGAGAAATTTCCGGAACCTTTTCCGATGAAACAGCAACCGCCAACAATAATTTCCCGTTTTCTTCTCTCTCCTGTTCCATTGCATCCAGTCTCTTTTCTACGTTTTCAATCCGTTTGCTTTGTTCAAGCAAAGCTTGTGCGGACTGGACCAGTATTTCAAGTTGGGATAATGGCCTCTGTTCGGCTACTTTATGAAAGACTTGCCTATATACCTCAAATACAGGCCGAACCTTCCGAGCAATAAAGTATTCGAAACAAGACAAAGAAAGCTTATAATCATCTTTAGGACGTCCATTGAGGTTTTTGCCATTTTGGGCAAAAAGTATATAATCCTCATTTTCAATGAAGTTAGCTTTTAACGCTCGTGTAGCTTTCCCTCTCTCTGAATAGACAAGCGGCCATACATCGTCAATATTTACTGGATAAAGTTCATTTTTCTCTTTCAAAGCTAAAATAGCATTGAAATACTCTTTGATTTCTTCACTTGTACTTGATTTTGTTAATTGGTCCATAATCATTATATTTGCAACATAAAGTTAATACTATCCCCATCAGCGGCTCGGACACTTCCGCTTTTGGGGATTTTAATTTGTCCGATTTTGTAGCAAGCGAGGATTCGAACCTCCCACGCCTTACCGACTTGCTGAACCTGTCACGCCTGGCATATAAAAAAGCGCCAAAGGCAAGCTCCTCACTTCTCACCGATGGCGTTATATCTTTCAGCCGTGAGGATAGCCGTATTATTTTCCATGCACAAATTTATTTCATATCCAATTATAAGCCTAAAATTTTCATTTCCGGAAAACCACAATAAGCGAATTGTGGTTTATTTGTCTTTTGAGCTAAAATCGAACTATACATTAAAAAGATTGCAACGATTTACTATTTTGTTCTATTTTTCCTATGATTTTTGTATAATCCCCGTAACTTTTCTAACCATGCACCCTAAACATTGTCCTTTTTGACTGATTCAGAAGTTTCCTTCTTTTCTTCCTCCTCAATCTCTTTCAGGACTTCATCCACCCTTTCGGCATTACCGGCAAACAAAATTCCCTCTCTCCGGGACCACACTTTACCATCTATTGCACTAACTGCCGTTTTTACCCGTTCGTCAATATCATCAATCATATATGGAACCAAATCCACATCAATATCAATAGTATGGGACGCCTTGTCAAATTCGGATGGGTTAATATCCGCCAAAGCTGATACCAAGAAGTTTACCCTCCGTTGAAAGAACTCCCCAATTACTTCCGCATGATTAGATACCGCCATGTGCGCACCCATAAAAATATACCTGAACGCTTTTCCCGAAATGGCATTTCCAAGGCCTTTCAACTCTTGCGGTGATATACGTGGAGTATTCGTCAGATCGTACGCCCTGTTAGTAAGCCCTTCTAGTTCCAATTTAACAGTATCAGGAACCTGATTCCATGTCAGATATTGAGCGTTCGCCTTATCTCCGGTCAATTGTATGATCCTGTTGCGTTTCTTCCCTGTAAAGCCTGATACGTCTCCAAAAAGCATTAAATAAGGGAAGAAGTGATAATCTATACAATCGGCATAACTTGATAATATCTTCTCTATGCGTACACGTATAGTCTTTATATTATGGCAATAAGTCTCCGGGCGATAACCATATAAGACAGGAAGTTTTTTAAACCCGTGCCTGAAAGACTTCTCCTCTACCGCTTCCCATCCATTCGTATTTTCCCACTGGTAAACATGGGTAGCGGTAACAGTTTGAAAGCATACTATTTCTGCATCGTCCAGATCTTTCTTTTTATATTCACGTGAGAAGGCGACCAAATCTCCGGCGTCATCAAAGAAAGGGTAAAGTTTATCTCCCCTGAATGGCGACCATATTACGCTGCGGAGCTTATTTTGCGGTCTTACACTTCCCCCGAAAGCCTTCTGTATTTTATTCCAGAATTTAGTCCAGAACGAATCATCTTTGACTGCATACCAGTATTCGGCACATTCCTGTTCAGAAAGCCAAGAACGAACTATACGTTTATTCTGGTACTTTATTTTATTCTTCTTCAGTACTTGTTGGATAGCATAAAATAGCCCTTTTTCATCCTCATTTGACGGAGCGCAATCCATCTTAGGCTCAACCCCTACTGTAAACGCTGTTTGAATATTGGTTATATCTTGCTCCAGCGGGATAGATATACGGTTACACGGCTCTGTACGTTTTTTAGCTGGGATAGTAGTGCTTTTACCGGTACTATCATTCCATTCTTCCCTTTCCTTCTCTTCAACAACTTCAATATCTGGGTATTTTTCTTTATCCACAATGATTTCATGCAAATCAGCATTCCAATCCTTCCAGTTTTCACCGGTATTGGGTTCCTCCGTTTTACGCCCTTTCTTCAAATATTCGATCTTCTGATCTACATCTTCTAATGCTAAAATATCCTCTAATGTCATAATGTTATATTTTTAATGATTAAATGCTTCCAACCCTTTTGATATAGATTTTCTTCCCATCAACTCCATCATGCAACAATATCTAACCTCATCAATTATATGATTAAAATCATCTACTGGAATATTCAGCCATTTCCCATTTTTATCTTGTTGATATGTATAGTTGTCAAGTTCTTTTTTAGCATTTATAGACCCCTCTGTTATATATATTTTCTTCGATTTCATAAAATCTATGCCTGCCTCCACAGATCCATGATATTTATTTACCGGTCTTATATTAAATCCTGCATTATATATTTCAGCGATAAGGCGAGGATCGGCACTCTCTGACCATATATTGAGCTTAGGCATCCGCTTAAACTCCTTGATTATGTCAGAAGAAAGCATATTGGTTCTATAAAACTTCTCATCAATGTATATAGCATTATCTAAAAAGCCGTTTTCAGAACAAGCTGTGGGGTCATTTGTGTAGCCAAAATCAAGACCATACCACCTTCTCTTAACCCAGATAGGAATTTCTTTTATAACAGTATAGTTCTCAAAAATAAGTCCTTCAATTTTAGCTCTTTTCCCCAAGCCATATATCAACCATTTACGCTTATCTGCAGTACCCTGTGAGTAATTATACTCTGTTGGTTCATAAGATTCAATCTTTCGTCTCATATTAGCTGGTATAAATGGGTTATCGAGCATAGTAGAATGATCGAAGAAGCAATCTTCACGAGGACACACATTTTCATAAATCCAATGCTCTTCTGCGGAAGGATTGTAATCAAGAACAGAGAAACGTGCACATCTCTGTTCTAATTGGTCAAAATCATCTTTAGAAGCTTCCATCGCCTCATTTATCCAAAAAATATCAGTAGTCAATCCATGCAATCTTTGTACATCGTCAAGCCCAACAAATTCAAATGAAGTAGAATACATCTGAATAGTCTTTAGGGTGTTGTTTATCCTACATACATTATACAAGCCAATCTCAAGAAGTATATTTTTAAAATCTGTCCATACAGTAGAAGATAACCAAGTACTCTTCTTTCTTGCTATTACAATACGATTTGGTCGCTGCCAGTTACTAATTGCATAAACAATAAAAAATTGTATCAGCGAATATGTTTTTGAGGATCGTGATCCTCCTTCAAACACATATACGTTAAACCTATTGCTATTTAAAGCAACCATCGCCCGGTGAAAAACAGGAGTACAACTTATATTTAAATTAGCAGCTTCCACTATTATTCAAATTAATTTGTTTATCCTGAAGTTCTAAATCCTCTTTCTTATTATAAACCACATTGACATTAACGTTAGCCGGAGGTGCTATGGATGATCCGTTAGAAGTTACATCCATCTTTTCTGGAGCATCCCAACCAAACATCTTACAAATGCGTTCAATAGCTTTTAGCTTATCATGAAGTTCAATCTTTACATATTCAACATCTACAATTTCTGGATCATCATTTGTCCCAATGTTCTTTTTTAGAATCTTAGTTGATATACTTTTTATTGCAGACTTCTGTCTAGGAGTAAGGTTTTCAAATTCGGTTCTTTCTACCCAACTATTATGCATATTTGCTATAGAAGAAAAAGCGATATTAGATAATTCCTCTAGTATCTTTTCTTTGGTTATATCAGACTTTTTTTTTTGTTCTTCTTGAAGCTCTTTTATCCTTTGGGAAACCTTTGGGTTATTTAATAGTTTAGATGATTCTTCCCAAATTTGTTTTTCTTTCATATTTGAGCAAGAATATGCACGCCTATAAGCCTCGGACGCATTTCCGCACTCAATATAGTAATTGCAAAATTTTTCCTGTTTTATTGATAAACCCATAGCTATCGTATATCTATCCTTATCATACCATTGTCTTTCAACCGAGATACAATTCCAGTGTAAATATACTCTATATCCTTCCGAAAGTCCTTATAATTATTGTAGAGAACAACCACAGTTTCGATATTGTGGGAAATAAATGTTTTATCGCTGATATTTACCGATTCGGCAATCTTATCCCGAAGTCCTTTTGGCATTCTTCCACCGGCCAATACACTGGGAGCATAAAGGAAAAGAATAATAAATATAAACTTCTTTCTGATATGAACGCTATCCTTATTTCCCGGGCAATCCCTAAAATCCTGTATTTCGCAAAACCATTTATATATGGATGGAATATAATCCAGGTCCGACATAATAGGAGCAGATAATTCAGACTCTCTTTCTGACAATCTGGATTTCTGCTCTCTGATAGATTTTAACTCTGATATTTCTGAAAACATAGTACGATTATTTAAAAGTAAATAGTATATTTGCATCATAATCGTGTAAGATTTGGGAGAATTAAGCTTGGTCGTGCTCGCTGGTTCTCCCTTTCTATTTTAAAGGATCAATCATTTGTTCTCTGTCTTCCATTTTTCTTTTAAGATAATTGTATTCCTGTTCAATACATTTACCTATCTTTTCTACATCTTCATAACGTTCGGCTTTTATCAGATCTCTTTTAAAGCTTTCAAGCTGATTGATGTATACGATGTCATTACGATCAGTTACGTGCTGAATATAATTTTTGATGTCATTCAGCTTGCCCTCCATGCGTCTGTGCCATTTACCTATCAAAATTACAATGATGGCAACGGTTGTTGCATTGAGGATGAATAATACGATTTTAAGTATTAATTCTGCTACTTCGCTTATTGGCATGACTCTTCCTCCGCTTCTTTAGCGTTATCATCATAAATGAAATCAGCAGAATCCAATTGTGCTTCTGAAATAGAGACTTTATTATTTTTCTGCCATTTCATAATTTTATAGTGTATTCTTCCATTTTCACCATCTGTGATAAATCCATGAATATGGAGATAAGCACGACAGAGGATTGCTATTGCTAACTTTTTTCTATTTTTCATAGTTATTTTTCCTTCTTTACCAATTCAACTTCTGTCGGCTCTTCATCTTCCCATTTTACTTCGGGAAACAGTTCAGAATCAAGCCTAATCCAATCAAAGCAATGTTTTGTTGGTTGCCAATATTCATCAATCTTTACGGGTCGTCCAGTGAAAAGGCATAAATCCCCACATTTGTCTCTTGCTACATACATAATCAATCTCCTTTCTCCTTAATCCGTTCTAATACATCTCTGTTGGCTTCCAGTATTTCATCGAAAGAGGGAATAGGCATCCAGTGGGTAACTCCCAAAAGCCCAACAAGATGTTCTACTTCTGTATTGATTACAACTAAGAATCTTCTATCGGAAGTAACTACGATGACCTCATATAAAGATTGTCCATCATTTGTTTCCGGCAATCGTTCTTCTACACTTATCCACGGGGATTGCTTTGCATGCCATTCAGCACCTTTTCGGAACATATTTAGCATTGCGTTTCTGTCATATACAAGCCCGGCAAATGATAGATTTCTTGACGTACAAGCATAACTGAAAAACAATTCATTTATTGCTGCCGTTTCTAATGTCTGTTTCATAATGATAGTTTTTTAATGTCATCCACTGATAGTTTGTCCTTACCTTTGGCATATTCAAAGAACCCTACTACAGGACATACACATTCGGGAATAGTATAATCATCTGTTTCAGGTAATGTTACCAATATACTAAGTCCTACGCCATTGATATATTCGCAAGAAACGAAATTGTCAAAGGCGATATATCTTTGCGCCTCCTTAGCTATAATGTCGCAATTCTTTCGATAACATTCATAGCTTTTGATAGTACTATTAATAAATTTATCTATATTCATTTCTGTTTTAGTTATTAGTTAATCAATTGCAAGTTCATACGTGTAGTATTTCCATCCTTTATAAGAGTTTTTCCAATTACAATAGTCTGATGCATCTTTTTCTTCAAAAAATACAGCTACGTTGTGTCCGTAACAGTCATATACTCTATATTTCTTCATATCTATCTTGTTATTTGTCAATTATTTCAAATGTCACTTTCACTTTTTTACAGCGAAAACCTTTCTTATACATCTGTTTCCATGTCAAATTAGTCCCGTCCAACCAGTGCCTGACGCAATCTCTGCGGTAATATTTTTGAGTATTCATCACAAGTGTACCATTTGGGTAGGTTATCATGTACATTATATCTTCACGCATATTAGCTCCTTTCTTTCTTGTTTTACTCTATTCGATTTAAAATCTCTTTCTGTATAACCTCCTTCGCATTAAAGTGGAAGAGTCCCTTTTTCAACCGTCTAACGTCCTGCATTGGCATTTCATTGATGTAGAAGTAAAAGGCTTCATACGGATCACTGAAATTCTTAGCAAGTGCATTATTAGGTTTGTTGTTCATGTATCGTTCGATAGCGACTATCATTCTTCGGGCATAACCGGGAAACATCTTAAATTCTGCCTGCATCTGCTTACAACCTGCAAGGGGACAACCAACACAACCATGACGGGAAAGATTATAGGGTGCATCGTAATACTTGGAATATGGAAGTCCATTTTTACGAATATAGTTCCATACATCGGCTTCTGACCAGTTAAGGATCGGGAGAATATGCTTTGCACCTTTCATCCATCTGCGTGTATCACATTGTTCTGGCTCATATAACGCCCTCGATTGGCTTTCTTCTGCCCTCATGCCTTCGATTGTGCGCTGACCGATACCGTATCGCTCCTTCAGTTTTTCACAGCAAAAACGCCTCATTCTTCCGGGTAATCCTTTACTTTCAACCAATTGAAAGAATGACTTCTTAGGATGAATTATTTGAACTTGCGGATAGTTATTCTTTATAAAGTTGATTGTGCCTGGTGGATCAACCGTTGTATTTGCATAAGAAGCATTATACTTTATGCCAGAACGTTCTGCAAGGTCGAGAATAACAACGCTATCTTTACCACCGGAAAAACCTAAACACATCGGATCGCCACGTTCCATACTACGAAGAAAGTCGATTGCTTGTTGCTCCTTTTTATCCATACTCTTATTAATCGGTTGGTAATTTCATAAAACACATCCAGATTGTTTTGCTTTGTCTTCCTGTGGTGTGCCCAAACAACGGCTCGTAAGGAATAAGAGACAATATCTCTACAGCTTTTATTTCGCTTTCATTCCACTTAAATATCAATGTGCCATTTGGTTTTAAAACACGCATGCATTCATCAAAGCCTGTCTTTATAACTTCCTGCCAATTCGTAGGGAGTTTACCATACTTCTTTGCCATCCATGAAGTCTCGCCAAGTGTTTTAAGGTGCGGTGGGTCAAATACTACCATATAGAAAGAGTTGTCCTCAAATGGCAAATTAGTGAAATCTGCTACAATATCGGGTTTTACTTCTATGGTTCTGATCTTATCTCTATCTTTGGCCGTGACGGTTTCGCTACGCTTGTCTATAAATAAAGTATTCGGATTATGTTTGTCAAACCAAAACATTCGACTACCGCAGCAGGCATCTAATATGATTTTTGTTTCACTCATTATTGTATTGTTATGAGAGTTAATACTTCTTCCCGTGCATCTTCTCACGGAGTTGGTTTAAATTCATTTTTTTATTTTAAAATCAAGTTAATATGTGTACTTTTTCATATATTTACGGCAAAACAATAACACACGATTATGAACCATGATGTATTTATAAGTTATTCATCTCAAAACAGTAAGGCTGCACAGGCTATTTGTCATACATTGGAACAACACAAAATTAGATGTTGGATTGCTCCTCGCGATATTTCTTCAGGATCAGAATATTCGGATGTGATTGATGCAGCAATAATTAATTGCAAAGTATTCATAATCATATTTTCAGAATCATCATCCACGTCACTGTGGGTTAAAGGCGAGCTTAATGCTGCATTTACCGAACAAAAGTATATAATCCCATTTCGCATTGATGATACGCGCTTGACTGGCGGAAATCGTGTCATCTTAAACCAGTTTCATTGGATTGATGCTTACCCAGATTACGAGCAAAAATTTGCCGAGTTAGTCGAGTCAGTATCACGTATCATTGGAAAGCCGAAAAACGAACCTCAACAAGTAAATACTCCTCCTGTTACAAATTTAAAACAAGCTATAAAATTCATAGATCGTAATGAGCCTTGCCCATGTGGTAGTGGCAGAAAATACAAAGATTGCCATGGAAGATCACAAAAAGAATAGTGTGCAGACTACGTTTGATGCATATTTCAAGCACTTCCCGGATAAAGTCAATGAAGATACCCCCTTCAAGTGGCTTCCCCTGACGGAAGTGATTAATGTAGTCCTTACGTGCTTGGATGGTCGGGATCGGTTGTGATAATTGTAATGCTTTGGCCGTATCATTTTAAAGGGTTAATTACTTTTTTTCATATTTATCAATTCGGGATTATCATGGATATTACCAATCATAATAGTATCATCCATTCTTGTAAGGTCAGATTGCCCGAAATAGAATAAATTTCGACCATTAGAAAGTTGAAAACGACAATTATCATATAGGATAATAGCTGTATATTCTTCTGGTTCAAAACCAAATGTAACAGTGTGAAGAATATCCCCTTCATAGATCTCCATCCCTTTCTTGTCTAATAATCCAGTGAACTGACCTACGGTTGTAGTTTCTACCTTACTTCTATTAAACATTTCAGTAGCTTCGCATCCATATTGGGAAAGTTTCTTGCTGAAAATAGCCATTTCACCACTTTCGTACTGAATCAAGTCACCAAATATCCATTCGTTATTATATAAGTTTTTACCTCTGAATTTTATTGTTCTCATATTCATTACTGAATTGTTTTGAGCCTAATTAGGCTACATCGTTAATACTAATTTCTCCTTTCAAAACTCGTTCTACCTGCCTGTCGATTATCTCTTGAAACTCTATCTGGCAGATAAGAGAGCAATCCGGTATAATTTCTTCCACTGGGTCACCTCGCCACGTTGGTAGTTTATCAAGGAATATTCGCCCGTCTTTATCTTTTAGGCATGTTGCACCTACATCACGTTCAATCTGTGCCATTTGGTTAAACACCTCTGGAAAGTCTTTTCGTATCTTATTCCAGTAACCCATGCCGCCTTTCACGCAACCGATACAGTTGTTATTATTGTAACCCATCTTGTACATGGTCGGAATTTCAATACCAGCTTTCCAAAGCATCCCCATTGCATCCGGCTTCGTAATCTGCTTTTCAATAAGCGGGAATAGTGGCTTGGTGTCCGGATACTGCTGTTTCAAGCGGATAGCCCGGTTAATCTCTTTTGGATCGTAATCGAATCCCCAAACTTGACCGTCCCAAGAACCAAGTTCCTTTTCCAACCTGTAACGAACCTGTTTCTTCAGTTCAAATGTACAAGCCGCACCAGTAGGACCATTTATGTACCGTTTTTTAATCAGTACATCTTCTACGTTGAAATACTTATCGCTGCGAATGGTGTGTATTGGCTGATCGTACCATTTTTCACAATCCGCAAGGAATCGGGCGTTATCAGGATGTCCGGAGCCTGTCTCGATGTAGTAAATCTGCACATCATCGTATAGGCTTAATGCTATCTTACAAGCAACCGCGGATGTTGCACCACAAGAAAACCATGTTATTATCATTTGATTACTTTCTAATTTTGTTATTAGTCAATTGGTAACTTCATAAAGCACATCCATATCGTCTTACTTTGTCTTCCTGTGGTGTGCCCGAACAACGGCTCATAAGGGATAAGAGACAATATTTCAATAGCTTTTATCTCGCTTTCGTTCCACTTGAATACTAATGTACCATTTGGCTTTAAGACACGCATACATTCATCGAAACCAGCTTTTATTACTTCCTGCCAATTCGAAGGAAGTTTGCCGTACTTCTTTGCCATCCATGACGTTTCACCAAGTGTTTTAAGGTGTGGAGGGTCAAACACTACCATATAGAAAGAGTTGTCCTCAAATGGCAAATTAGTGAAATCTGCTACAATATCGGGTTTTACTTCTATGGTTCTGATCTTATCTCTATCTTTGGCCGTGACGGTTTCGCTACGCTTGTCTATAAATAAAGTATTCGGATTATGTTTGTCAAACCAAAACATTCGACTACCGCAGCAGGCATCTAATATGATTTTTGTTTCACTCATTATTGTATTGTTATGAGAGTTAATACTTCTTCCCGTGCATCTTTTCACGGAGTTCGTTATACTTCATTTTCTGCTCGATGTGCCAAAGCAGGTCTATATCTAAGTACTTGGCAAGCCCGAAGATTGATAGTATCATATCATTCACGGCTGTAGGAAAATCAAATATTCCGTCATACCTAACAGGAAGTGTAGAGATGGAATAGATTGATTCGGTGAAAGTTTCGTCTTTACAGGCTTCTGCTATATCTTCAATACAGTCATCAATATCTCCGTTGGCAAGTTCAAGGCTTATCCCTCGAAGTCCTGCAAGGTCAAGTAAGCGGATAACAGAGTCGGCAAGCTCATCCCCTACTGTATCTTTGATATGTTTTTCAAAGGCATTTCTATAACGTACGTTCTCTTCTACTAATGCAGAGTAAAGATTAAAATCACGTTCAAACATTATTTTTCCTTTGAAGTATTTTCTTTTTCTATCAGCTTCCATAGCTTCCATGAGTTCGGATATTACAAGGCAAAGACAGTGCTCGTTGCTCAATTCTTGCTCGTGGAAACCGTGTTCACAAGCGGTTTTATATGCCCTATCACGGAGGACGTTCAAATCTATTTTACTCATATCTTTATTTGTTTTACGCAAATCCTTGATAATTCTTCAAGAACTTGCAAGGTTTAATTAATTGTATCCATTAAGTGGTCCGCTATCGCATACACCGCCAGGTAAAATAAGATGTTCACTCCTAGGAGAAGGAGGATGTTTAGGAGTATTCTCATCTGCGGGAAGATCCTTTCAATTCAATTACATTAAACATTTCATTAATGCGATCAGCGATATATGCACCATATCGATCCTGAATCTCTTCTATAGAAAGATTTGTCGTTATATGAGTTTTACACTCGTATCTCAATTCATATCGACATTGAAGAATATACTGCATAACATTCAACTCCGTACCAAAATGCTTAGAAGGAATAGGTTCTCTCCCTAATTCATCAAAACAGATCGTCCTAGGGATTCCACCATTGTAAGTATACAGCTCCAAATAATCCCGTCCTTTCATCGAAAACCCAGTAGCAACATAAGAGGCGGAATCAATTCTGAATCCTCCAATGGGATAATCCCCGGCATCACGTCCTCCAATAAACCATAAGTATTTATTTAGAATTTGCATTATAGTTGATTTACCGGTCCCGTAATCTCCTGTTAGCAAAAGGCCTTTCCCAGCCCCCGAATCACCTTCTGCATAGAGAAATATATCATTCATTATCTTTCTAAAAGCCCCTTCAACTTTAAATCCCGGACAAACAAAGCGGCAGCATTCAGCAAACACTTCCGCTCGTCTCTTCTTGTCATTTATCAATGTTGTAGGTGGCAGTTGTGCGGATAACAGCTTTCCTATCGGAATCGGAGTTACCGGTCTTATCCTTGTTTCCATTTCTTGCTTGATTTACAATTTCGTTATATTTTGAGTTAATTATAGCTACGCTAAAATTCTTCAATATCCAATCATCGTGTATTGATGATAACAAACTTTGAAGAGCGTACAATAGAGAATCATCATCAACAGGCATACCTTTCTGATTCCGGGAAAAACTAATCTTCTTAAGAAGTTTACTCATTGATCCAGCGTCTTTCTCGGTCCAATAGTAATCTGTGTCAAAAGTCGATTTCACATAAGATTCAAAAACAGAACGAGATTTTATATTTATCCCCTCCCCCTCGGGGGGTATGGGGGGATTATTATTATCTATTTCTTTATCTTTCTTCTTCTTATTGCCCCTAGCCTGCCCCAATTCTTCCATTTTTTTAGCCATTTTTTCAGCAGTTGCCCTTAGCTCTGCCCTTAGCTCGCCCAAAGCATTGTTTAACTCACTGATTTCTTTGTTGTTATCTATGCCCCTACCTATGTCCTCATCCTTGCCTTTGACAGGATTATACTCATCATAGTTGCATAAAGTTATCACAGTCATGCCTTGTTTGTTACAAGTCGTTATCATACCTCTCTTTTTCAGTTTGGCAAGGAAATAGCGTACTTTCTTTTCAGACCATTGCCAACGCTTCATCAAAAACGATATGGATGCTGGATATTGACCTCTTGTATAAGAGATTTCCCGACCTCCGATGAGTTCGCTGTACGCCTTGTCGGTTGCCTCAAATCGTGCTGACTGAATCAAGTCAAGCCACGCTTCGCACTCCGAAAACTCACGGGCTACCTTCCACATTTCATTCGAGAAAAACCTGCGGCTTAGCCTCAAAAATCCTTCGTCCATAGTCTTAGAATCTCACGTTAGTTAATTGCCTTCCGTTAGAAAATACAGCCCACTTACCATTACCGCTATCAAACAATCGTAAATCCGACACCTCTCCGAAACGTTTGATGTTACCGCATAAATCCACAATCCATCCACATTCTTTAGAAGGATGCGGGCGGATGGCACGACCGACTATCTGATACCACATAGCAAGTGACATTGTAGGACGTGCCATAACGACTGTATCAAGTTCCGGATAGTCAAAGCCGGTGGTTAATACCCCGACATTCGCCACTACCGAAATTTCACCAGCCTTGAATGCTTCAAGTATCCTTTCGCGCTCACCTTTTGGGGTGTCACCCGAAACGATTGCGGCTCCGGGTATAGACCAGGTAAGCCGCTCCGCTTCTTTCAGAAAACGGGTAAAGACTAAAATACCTTTCCGTTTTCCTCCGGCTTTGGGATTCATCAGTCTTTGGACAATATGGACGAGATAGCCGTAAAAGTCTATCCGTTCATATTCTCTTTGAACTGACCTATCTGTATAGTCGGCACCAGTAGTATTTACTTTCAAGTTAAGTTCGTTCCATCCCGAAGGATTCATTGGATAGTAATTCAACTTCGCCAAATAGCCCATATCTAATAAGGTTGATACCTGTACATGATAAATGACCTCTGAAAAGACATGAGGCTTTGTCCGGGTGATAAATTTCAGCATAGAACCAAAGTCACGGCTGGAACTTAAACGATACGGTGTAGCTGTCAGTCCAAGAACCTTACACTTCACCGCATCAAAAAAATCTTTGTACATACCCTCTTTAGGGTTAACAAGGTGGCATTCGTCCACGATGATATTCTTGAAGTGGGTGAACAGTTCGGGATGATTCTTCACACTGCCGATTGTAGCAAATGTTATCCGGCTTATCTCTTTTGAGTTGAAGGAAGCCGAATAGATGCTGCAATCGAGTATTCCGTATGAACAGAGTTTCTTGAAATTCTGTTCGAGTATTTCCTTCGAGGGCTGGAACACTAAGGTATGTCCATCAAGTCTTGCGGCTATATCCGCTATGATAAGCGACTTTCCGCTGCCCGTAGGTAACACCATAATGGCATTTGTTTTCTTTGCCTTGTTATTGAAGAAAGAAATAGCAGCATCAGAGGCCTTCTGTTGGTAATCTCGTAATACATAACTCATAGCCCTTTCTCCTTTCGTAACTTTTTATTAAGTGCTTTGTAATACTTGATTAGCTGTTCATACTCAAAATCAGTCATTTTGGAAGTGCCGGCAGCTTTCACCTTCAGCAAATCAAATTTCTGTTGACCTATTTTAGCAATTAGATTCACCCGATAGCCTTCCAAATGGTCAGCTTTGAATCTGTTGCAGTGTCGACATTCGGCATGGCAATTATTCTCATCAAACCGTGTTGCCAAATGTGTACGACTGAAATAGTGCCCGCAGTCCGCTTGTGTAAACGGGTTTATCTGTCCGCACGAGATACATCTAAAATACCCGTTTGGCATTGCATCACGAAGCCGGATAAAAAGGGAAAACTCCTTGTCGAGCTTAGCTTTCAAATCCGGCTTCTTCTTTATTGTTATCCCTGCTTTATCAAACAGAGGTAAAGGCTTGTCTTTCTTCTTGGCCTTTGTTCGTTTTATGTAGTATGGCATTATTTAAATCCCCATTCTTTCATGTAGTCAATGTTTTCAGGAAATCCCTCTACTGATTTAGGACTAAGGAATATTTTCTCACTCTTCAATGGAGTGCCTCCCCAAACAGTAGCAGGGCATTCTTCATATTCTTCTTTAGAAACTTCACTTACATTAAAATGGGGTTGGAAGCCATATCCCATTACGCTTTCCCCTAAGTAAGTACCAAACTTCTTTAAAGCCCATTGAAATGCAATATCTTTATATAGGTAATGTTTAGAAAACACAGCCACATATATTTTATGAGAGAATTTTCCTGTTTCTGTTAAGTCAGGATTACATCTGATACAGAAATACTTAATACGTGAAAGTATTTCTTCAACAAACCTTTCATGCTGTTCGCAATCTTCTTTCGTTAAGAACTCTTTCCCGTCATTTGCAATGTAAATAGTCTTGGTAATTTCTTTTGTTTCCATGCTGTTTTTTATTAAAGCCCCGAAGCGTATTCTCCGGGGCACAACCATTATTTACTAACCCTTGCCATTTATGTGTGGCTCACATTTATGTGGAGATGGGGCGATTCGAACACCCAATTAAGGACTTATCCTTTTGCGCTACTTCTAAGGTTAATTACTCCTTATATCTCACGTACCGTACTTTCTACCATGTGCACCTCTCGAAAGTCAAAAGCACTCCACTGCGCACCCCCATTTTCGCCCGCCCCATCTTCACAGACCGGACAGGCAGGTTAACAAAGTTATTCCATATAAGCCATTGAAAACTCTTTCGGAATAAACCGCCCGACCGGAATAGGTTTGGCTGATTCAATAGCCGTGTGAATTTCTCTCTTTTTGAACTCATGTCCCTTTTCTTTGGCTTGTTTCTCACATTCTTCCTCTTTGTTTTTGAGATAGTGGGTAATAAGCATCATCGCTCTGTCAACGTTGAAGGTGTTCACGACAAAGGTTTGGACTCTTTCGTCTTCATTCTCCCCTTCCGTGAATGTGATTTTCGTCTCAATCTGATAGAATTTCTTTTCATTGGGCTTGGAATCTCCCTCTTCTTCATCTTCTTCCGTTACAGAATCGTTTAAAAGGAATGTATCTTTTAATTCTTCGAGGGTGGCATCATCTATCTTGCGTTCTTTCAAATTGTCAGTAAGAATCACGCAAGAATCGAATTCCTTGACCATTGTCAAGGTGAATCCGAACATATAGTTTAGTTCGATGTAATCTTTCAAGATACTACAAGAATTCTCCAATCCGGTGGCATACAGCAGGAACTTATGTTTCTTGTCCCCTATTTGTGCCTGTGCAAGATAGGGATATAAGAATTTGTTCTCGTTCTCGAATGCCAAGCGGTTCTGGTTGCTGACTTCCACTTCCTTGATGCCGTCAGCTTCCATACTGAAACGAATTTTCGCCAAAGTGTCTTGGTCTATCAGCGTGCCACGGTCAAAAAGAATTTCATTCCGTTCGATGGTTACTGTTTCACCTGTATCTTCATCAATGAAAGACTCCTCCCATGTTTTGAGGACACGTTTTGCAAGGTACATGTTGAGCATCTTTTTCGGGTCAGATGTCACATACCTGATTTCTGTTTTTCTTGTTTCTATCATAGAAATTCTTTATTGTACATTGTTTAACAAGTGCTTCTTGTAATTAGAGCGTACAAACGATTATTCTTCGTCATTTAAAGAGTATGCCTTTACCATGAACTTCATTGCCATATCTTCGTTATTGTCGGACAACGGATAGTAATCAGTGGCAAACTTGCAAGAAAGCGTTTCAAGACGGTCGTATTTGTTGCGAACCTCACGAACACGTTCTGTTATCTCCTGTACTAATTCAGCCGATTCGGAAAGTTGCTTTTCGTATTCCTTTTTATCTTTCTCCGCTTGTTCTTTCATTACCTTGTTCTGTGCGGCAAAATTTGAAATCTTAGCATATAGTTCATTGGAGTAAGCCCAGCCTGAAAGAATATCAAAATCTGAGTTCCCGTTGAACTTGTATCGTTCACTCTTTTTAAGGTACTTGTATTCACTTCCAAGTCTATTCCAATCGTAATCAACTTTTCGTAAAGACTTTGCACTTTTCAGGATTTCCGCAACCTTAGTAGCTTCCTCAATGTCAGTAAAAGCAAAACCATCCAAAAGTGGGATAGAGAAATACTGTGTGTCGGCAGGTTCAATCTCGAACAATTCTGGAACTTTCGGTTTATCTAAAAGTTTAATGCCTTCCTCCATCATGCGGAGTTTTATCATTTTTTGGACATCTTCGTCCGACAAAGCGATTATTTCTTGCTCTGTCATTTCGCTAATATTCTTCATAATCTCAATATTTTAAATAAATTCTTTATTACGTTCAATTTCTTGTTGTGCGTAGATAAGCATCTGCTGTTCATTTGCGGCAGGTAAGTAAATGCCAGCTACTGATGCCGACCAATTTCGGAAACGGTCAATGCTTAAAGTCATTTCACCTGTTGTCAGCTCGGCAGAACTTCTTAAGTAAGTTACTTCCTTACCTTTCTTGTTGACCGTCTTTCTCTCAAACAAATCACGGTTGCAAGTCCTCTTATAAAAATCAATTTTTGCTTCGTCGAGACTGCAACCGTACTCACTACCGAAATACCCTAAAAGAAGATGCAAGTAGCTGTTTTGGGCAAGCGTGCGGTTAGGTAGTTTCTTTTTCACTTCCACCACCGCACGTTCACTAAACAGCTTGTTTACATACTCTTTGAACTTGGGTATTTGATATTCATTCTTCAAATCGAAAATCATTCCAAACCAAATATTTTTTTATCTATAATATATTCCCGATTTTCCTCTATGAATTCTATAAACCGTTCAACATGAGCGGTAAGCAACTTAACTGTCTGCTCATGATTATATGTATAATATTCAGGATAACGAACACCTGTTATCAGGGGATTCCGACTAGTTCCGCCTTTTAAATGGAAAGCAGTATATTCAAAAGCCTTAATATTATCCATTTGACCGGATGCAATTAAACAATAGGGATATACATGTCTTTGCCATCCATGTTCATACTTTCCAAATTGATAATTAGAGGTAGATTTAATATCATAAACAACATCCCTTATTAACTCATCTATATATCCATATAATTCCACTTCTCCATAACAGGTGGGAAGTATTGCAGAAACCAATACTTGAGACAAGGCGTTAGCAAAATATTCCGACTGTTCAATACACCAGATCCTATCAAAGAGGAAATGTCTTTCTGGAGATATATCTGTGGCAGGAAAATCAACCTGAATAATATTGGTTTCTTTATCTCCAATTATAGTATATGGCTCACGTTCATTAGGAATATGGTTTTTCTTATGAATATAACAATCTATGATGGCATTAAAAGCCGTACCCTTATCTGATGCTTCACTTTCAAAGGGAACACGATTTATGGCATCTAATAGGCTTTGTTTTAGTTCTTCCTCTATCTGTTCCGGGCTCTTCTTATATTCTCCTGTTTCAGCATCAATATTCCAAAAACTTTCAACTTGTTCGTCTACTCTTAGATATTGAGTGAATTTATCAAGTAGCGTCGGATATAGTTTATACTTAGGCCGCAGGTTCATATAGATTCGATGCTTTGTTAAATTTCAAACCTAGTTTCTTACATTTTTCATTAAGTAGGATACTACCACGTAATTTACTATCAAAGACATGTGTCATATTTAAGATAGCCGTTCTGGCTTCATTGGCGGAAACCTGGTCTGTAACCTGCTCCACAGTATCACGGATTGCATCAACCACTGTATCATATACAGATGATAATTCAGTTTGTTTTGCTTGATACTCCTTATATGTAAGAATAACATTTGTCATAAAATCATTCTTTCCTGTTATTTGCCCGGAAGAATCAATAATGACAGGTATTTTTATACGTGATGGAAGATTACAAGTATTTTTACCATAAAACTTTTCACATGGATCAAAAGATATAGTTCGATCTTTTCCTATAGCTTCCATATACCCGACCAGATCAAGTTCTTTTATTAAATCTCCTGCAGATGAACCACCAATTTCTGGACGAATCTGTTTATCATCCCCATTCTTTTCTTCACGTTCATGAGCTACGAATATCACAGATTTTCCCATAAGAGAAACCTGATTCACAAAATTAATGAACATATTTTTCCGAACTCCATACCCTTGTAGAGATAACGTACCGTCATTCTTGCGCATCTTAGGATTGGTTTGTATAATGAATTTATCCATGAAAGAAAGCATTTTGCCCGCTGTATCAATAACAATAGTATCGAATTCTTCTATTTCCTCGGAGGATAATACTTCATTCGTTTCTTCCCAACTGGTTATTTGGACAGTAGGGACACGATGAGCTGCATTTACACGGTGAATACCACCGTCGTAATCAAACAATACAGGATTAGGAGCACTTAATGCAAGTGTTGTTTTACCCATACCTGGTTGGCCATAAATCAGTGCTGACAATGTAGTCTTAACGGTCAGCTCGTTAGGTTTCTTAATAAGTCCCATATCTTATATTATTCAAAGTGGTTAATCGAAATAAATAAAGCGCCTATCCTCACGAACCGACGCTTCCAAAATCGAATTTAAATGACAAAATTTTATTCCTAGATACCGAATCAACGGACACTAGGATTAGAATGGTTATTTGCGATTTAGAATTGCTTCTACGTCACTTTCACGATATAATCTTTTCCCTCCAACCTCTATTTTACGGAGATAACCTTTTTTATCCCAACTCCATAAAGTTGATGGATCAACATGAAGTTTTTCAGCAACTTCTTTTATCGTTAAATATCTCTCTTCCGGTCTAACAAATGATTCTTTGACCCCTTTTATTGATTTTTCAATCAAATGATCCGCAAAATCTTTTAAGTCTTTACTTTTAATTTTTAAAGTAACATCTGCGCCACTATCCAATATTTCTGTAATTCCCATAATTCCTCCTATTCTTTTTGATGCACCTCTTTTGAACTTCTCTCTAAAAGCATGAACACAGTTAACAATAGCATTATAATACATGATATTGTTTCGTTTCTAGTCATTTCGATTTGCAATGCTAGGTGGGTCACCATAGCAAGAGCAATGACAGCAATAGCATTTTGAATTTTATGAATAGTTTTCATAGAACATTATTTTTTAGTTAATACTAGACGATATAAAATGAATCACAGTCCTTTCTATTTCTAGTTGCTCGTACAGAAGTCCTTGCATTAGATCGTACCCTGCAACGTCTCATGTCCATTTGATAATCCGGTGTTACAGCAATTACCAAAAACCACACAGAGAAGAATAACTCAATACCGTGCTTCCTAATCTCCTTCAAATCAAAGTTTCTTTTAGTCCTATCACATAGCAGGAATAAAGTAAGCTCTACGTTATTGTTAATGCCTAACTTCTTATGAATATCCCTAATCTGTGCCTTTATGGTCCAAACTGACTTTTTGAGCAAATCGGCAATTTCATCTGGGGTTTGTCCTTTTGCGACTTCATTAGCTACTTGATACTCACATTGAGTCAGAGTTTCCATCACGAAATACGTTTAGCTCTAAAAACTCCCTTTTTATAGTCCAACTCTCCTTCTCTCTTGATTATAATTCCAAATCTGCGTCTAACACGATATCGAATTGTACTCATTATTCCATCATAAGCAGATATCGGAAATTCTACTACTTCATTTAGCTTCATTTCACTGATTGATTTTGTCCAATCACCAGTTATTTTTTTCACTTCTTTTGCCATAAGATTAATTATTTGATTATTATTAGTGGATAAGCCCGGATTCGAACCGGGAATGTAAATTTAAGAGCCTCACTGAATGTCTGGCTTACAATCTTACTCTACTAAGCGTTACCAATTCCGCCACTTATCCAATTAAAAAGGTGCGCTATTCTCACGAACGGCACACCCTACAACACAAACACAAAATAAAACACGACAAAACAAAAAGTTTAAATAGCTCCCCTGAACCAATTCGATCGGTAACCTCACGTTATTATCAGGGGATTTTCTTAACTTTGAAGTGTCTAATTTTAAAATTAAGAAACATGAAGAATTTTATTGAATTAAGTGCCGATAATGGCAAAATCCTTGTTAATGTTCAAGCTATTAGTAATGTGACCAAGTTAGAAAATGGTAAGGGGAGCATTGTACTAATATCTGCATTATCTAATGGATACATGTCAATTGACACCCAAGAAACGTATGAAGAAATTAAAACTTTGATTCAGGACTCTTTTTGATCCATTCGTAAACTTTATTGGCGGCATCTTCAATGCTGCCGCCAATTTGAGGTCTACATACAACTAATTTCATACACCACTTGCGCAATCTCATATCATTGCGCTTTCTAAAATACTGAACTACTTTTTTTATCATAATCATATCAATTAAAGTTAGTGCCCGCGATACCTTCTACGGATTCTTCCACGTATCGAGACGTGACGGGCTGTATGTTGAATCACTTAGATAGCGTTATAGCTCGCCTTAACTGCTATATGCTTACTGATAAAGACTTTTCGGACTTCCAAGTGATATATGTAACTAATTCGAACCTTCAACCGATCACGGCATTCCTGCTACGGTTGAATTTCTTTTCGTATGATCCAATATGTCAAAGAACTATTTAGTAGTACTTGCGTAGAATATTCTCTACGTCTACGCAAGCTTTTTTCTAAATCCGCCCGACTGGTTTCCCTTACTATCAGCGCTGAACATTGTAGGAGCCTTATGTCGGATTATGAAGACCACCTTTTTGCGGATTTACATTTTATCTCCAAGAACTATCACGATTTATATAATCAGCATGATTGCCAGCAAAGAACGATTTCAACACATTACCATTGTTAACATTGAACACCGGCTTGAAGGACTTTTTATCTTCTTCAATCTCCCTGTATTCTTTCTGCTGTCTCTTTGCCAAGAACCAAGCCTTTTTCAAAGCTTCACCCAAAGAGATACGACGATACGCTTTCAAAATGTGAGCGTGTTTCATTATCTCACTGTTATTGAATTTTCCGTTTTCTGTCAAAAATGTAAATGCGTTCATCGTCTTACCTATTTTTAGTTATGTAAAAAATTTGCTTTTCTCGCTCAAACTTTGCACCTTTGTGGTGTTGGATGTTGTTTGATGTTGCAAAGATACGCACTTTTGCGAATCATGCAAATTTTATGCGAATTTAATTCGCAAATAAAAGTTTTATTAACAATAATGCGAATCTTCAACCTGTAATATGGAAGTATTTGAAAGGATTAAAGAAGTAAGAAAATACTTTTTCCATGATAATAACATGGAATTTGCTAATTTCATGAATGAGAAAACATCTACTACAAGTGGATGGGTTAGTGGAAAAAGAGGAATCGGAAAAAGTGTTTTAGATAAAATACTGTCTAAAATTCCTGACGTAAATCCTACTTGGCTACTTACAGGAGAAGGCGAAATGCTCAAAACTACCAATAATACACCCCAATATAATGAAGCTACGCCCATCCAACAAGACGTGGTTTATATCCCGTTAGTTAATCAATTCGCTTATGCGGGTTATTTAGATGGATACACAGACGCATCTTACATGGAGCAATTACCTAAAATACCATTTATAGTAGATAAAGAAGGACATGGAAATTATATAGCCTTTGAGGTCAAAGGAGATAGTATGAATAATGGAACCGAAGAAAGCTATCTAGAAGGCGATAGACTTTACTGTCGTGAAATCGCTCCATACCTTTGGGCAACTTCCAAATTACATCTTCGCAAATGGGATTTCGTTATAGTGCACACCGATGGAATCATAGTTAAGCGCATTATAGATCATGATGTGGAAAATCACACTATTACTATTCATTCATTAAATGATATGTACCCTGATCGAGTTATTGATTTGTGCGATGTAAAACAGATTTTCAATGTTATAGAATCAGTTAGACCTAGAAGAAGATAAAATAAGAATAACAATCGAATATTAAATTAATTAAAACACAAGATTATGAAAAAGGCACTGCTATTAATTTCAATCTTTTTATTACCAACATTTTTGCAAGCATGTAGTGATGAAGACGACAACCAAAGATGTCAGGCAATAACTAAAGATGGAGACCAATGTAAACGTAATGCAGAAAAAGGAAGCATCTACTGTTGGCAACATAAAAAATAGCAATAAATTTAATGGGAAATTTTACTGAAGATTTAGCAAAAGGGTTTATACGGTCTGCTGTGAATCAAGTGGGACGAGATGGAGGGAAAGTGATAAGTAACTCTATTTATGGGAATGCACATAGTACCCCAATAAGAGGTATCGGAAAAAATACACATAACCAATTTTTCGATGAATCAACCAATGAGGTCATCTCCCCCGAAGAATTAAGATTAAGAGCAGAAGCAGAAGGGTTTCAAGTATCTTTATTTAGATATAACGCTGGCATTAAAATAGTACTCTATATTGTTTCTTTATTTTTTGCTATTTTAGTAGTACCTTCTATTATTATATTCATATTTGGTATCATGAAATTTTTTCAAAAAACAGTATTCATGAAGAAATCTGTTTTAGTTGCACAATTTGTACCAGATAGAAGATATAAAGATGGGCGCAGGCTGAACGGACATGTAAAACAAGATATAAGAATAAAAGTACCTTGTAATCCTTCCGAGCGAAAATCACTAATAAAAGCAGGCATATTATATATTTTACTCTCATTGTTTTTACTGGTCCCTATATTCTTATGGCGCTCTGTCGTTGAACAACAGAACATAGAGTATTATAAAGATATTATAGAAAATGCAGAAACAGAGAAAGCACATATTAAAGAAGACTTTGAATTATTTAAAGACACAGTGATATATAATAAAAAGATGAATGAATTTAATGAAAAGTACCAAAAGGCAGTAGAGTATTTAAATTCACACAATCAAACAAAATCGGATAATCAAAAAACTAGCTTATGAAAAAGATATTATTCTTAATATTAATTTTTACCATATTAATGACGGGATGTTCATCAGGTAAATATTATATATATCAAACAGAATCTAAAATAGATTTACAACCTACAAAAGATAATTTTCTTCCTTATATGTATGTTCCTAAAGGAAAACATATAGTTATCAAAGAGAGTCGTAGCACTGTAAAAAAAGCCCAATATGGAAGTCATAAAGGATATATTTGTGGAACTTATAATTTATCAAACCCTATACAAATATCCTCTAAAGATATAAAACATCTAACTTTTAACTCTACAGATTCCACCTATTACTTTAAAGGAAAAAGAATAGATTTTACAGAATCAATCAAGACAAAATCCTCATATTCACCTTCACGTTCCACTGGTACAGGTCGAGTACAAGTAAAAGGATATTATAGAAAAGATGGAACTTATGTACGACCTCATACAAGAAAATCACCAACCAAAAGAAAATAAGCTTATGAAAAAGATCATTTTATTAGTATGTGCAATCACTGCACTTTGTTCATGTGGGGGATCAGGTAATCAAAACGAGAAAAAAGTAAGAGAAGTAGTAGAAGCCAAACTGAAAACAGAAATGAATGATTGGTCTAGCTATGAGTTTGTTTCTGCGGAAGCCATTGATACTATAAAGTATATTGATAATATCAACTATCGAAAAGAATACTTCCAAAAAAGCATTGAAAACAATAAAGGGGCATCCAATTATGGATTAGATTATTCTTCTTCAATAACTAAAGATAGTATAATACTTATTGGAATAGATTCTATTCAAAATGCGATGGGCGATAAAGTCAATGAAGATGTAGCCTATTTATACAAGTATAAATTTAGAGGTAAGAATAAATTAGGAGCTGTAATCTTGGACGAGTACCTTATATATATTTCGCCAAACTGGGAAATAATTCAGATGACGAATGATCCAAAGAAACTTTATAATAATCCCGGAGACTTCCCCGGATATGTTGATCTTGTTAAAAAGAACATGTAATACCAATAATAGCCCGTCTAAAAAACGGGCTTTTATTTTATTAATAAATCTCTCCACATTCCTAGATGTTGTGCAATTGTTGTGCAACACACATAAATTAAAAATCGCAATCCATTAATTAATAATGAATTGCGATTTTTCATTGTGACCCCGGTGCGATTCAAACGCACGACCTTCAGAACCGGAATCTGACGCTCTATTCACTAAGCTACGGGGCCATTCTTTCTAAATGCGAGGACAAAAGTATAAAAAATCTTCTCATCTTCCTAA